TCAAACAAAGCCGGACGACAAGGGTGAAATCCTTATGCCGTCCGGCTTTTTCGTTATTCTGCCGGTTCGATTTGCTTGTAAACGAAGCGGTGTTCTATGCCATTTCTGAACCGAATTGACGTGACTTTTCCGTCCAAAATACAAAAGTTTGAGCAGACCGAATTAACAAACTCTTTTGTTATCTGCGGGTCGGTTGACTTAATCATTCGGATGTAGTCAACATGGCGGGAGTTGAGGATCTCTTGGGTCAATGCGTAGTACGAAGCCTTCGCAATGAAGTCAGCATCACTCATGTTCCTATCAGCCGTAGCCTGATCGTCGAGCTCCTGTATTCGCTGGTCGATCTGATCGAGCTGGTCGTTCAGTTTCTTCCGCTCGATAAAATACTCCGTTTGCGGCATTGGATCGTCCTCATACAGATAGAGCTGGCTTAGGCGGGTAATTGCGCGCTCGATGCGCCGCTTCTCCTTGTCCAGAAGATCACGCTCGGTGGCCTCAGTCGATATTTGAACCTCTGACGGCTCGAACTCAGACACGCCGTACTTTTCCGACATGAAGAACTCTCGCATGGCATCCAGACCCGGCTGCTCGATGTGATCGATATCCGCGAACTCCGGCCCACGGAGCAGTTTTTTCTGGAGGACGGCTGATGATGTGGACTTTCCGAAGGAAGCCTGAGCCCGGACGATATTGGCGATGTAGTTCAGAACGAATGGGCCGAGGGTGATTTCCGATACAAACTTGTTGGTACAGCTATCGCTCTTCCGGCGTTTGCTGCACAAATAGACCGATGGCCTCCATCCGTCCGAACGCTTCCGGTCAACGGTTGCGCTGTACTGGCTGCCGCACAGACCGCAGGTGATGAGGCCGGCGAACACATGAACGTTTTTCCGCTTATAAGTCTTGAAGGTTCCGCGCTTCTTCAGGTTGTTCCGATCTAGCTTACTCTGGCAGATGTCAAACATCTCCTTTGTGATGATTGCTTCATGATGTCCGGGTACGATGATGACATCCTCAGGAGGCCGGAAAGACCAGCTAGACAGCCCCTTGCTTTCGTTTCGGTAGTTGTAGCGCATTGCTCCATAGTAAAACGGATTTGTCAGGATCGTCCATACCGAGTTGGTGTTCCACGCTCCGTAGTGCGTCTTCAGTCCCTGCCTGTTCAGCTCCTTGGTGATCGAGAGCACCGTTCCGGATTCGCTGTATGTCTGGAAGATCCACGCAACGATCTTCGCTTCTTCGGGGTTGGCGGTGAACACACTTGTTCCTTTCTCATGGGTGTACCCGTAAGGACAGCGACCACCGTTCCATTTTCCATCGTTTGCACGAGAGAGGGCGACGGCAGAAACACGCTCTCCGGTCATCTTCCGCTCCAGCTCGGCAAAAACAAGGATGATCTTCAGCATAGCCTCGCCGATTGCCGACGATGTGTCGAATTGCTCGTTTTTGGAGATGAAGGTGACATGGAGATCCTTCAGCTCGGAGTACATGGCTGTGAAGTCCATGAGGTTTCGGCTGATGCGATCGATCTTCCAGACCACCAGATGCGTGAACTCGCCGCTCCGGATCCGGGACATCATCTGCTGGTAGCCCGGTCGGCTCGTATTCTTTGCAGAGTAGCCGGCATCCTCGAAGATCTCGAAGCTGTTTATGCCAAGAGCATACTGGCAGTAGTTCTGCAATTCCTCCCTCTGGACAGGCAAGCTCTCCTTGTCGATTTGATAGGCGGTAGACACTCGGACATACAAAGCTGCCCTCTTTAGCCGTTCTGACATCGTACCCTCCATTCTCTCATAGCGTAAGAAAATTCTCCACGGAAATCTCCACGGAGATCTCCGTGGAAATCTCCGCGGAGAAACCCCTTTTTGATTGCTTTTTAGAAAATTCCCGTTTTATGTTTTGAATATTGATAAAAATAGACTTTTTCCACGGAGATTTCCTTGGAGATTTCCACGGAGAAAGTCAACAGCCCCTATATATATACTTAGTATATATAGATACTTAGTAAAGAGAGAGTAACGATAGGGTATAGTAACTCTAAGTATCTAAGAGCAAGAGATAGGGGTATGGGGGAAGAGAGAGGGGAGACTACCGCAGGTCGTACTGCATCGTAACTTCTTCCTCTGTGAGATAGCTGTTCAGAATGGTCCCTACGAGCAGCTTGTCCCGGTCGGTAGCTCTGGAGTAGCAGTCGTACATGATATAGCCGAACTCTTCGTCGCTGGTGCGAGGATGCGGTATGCGGGTGAAGCCGAGAAGGAAGTCGATCGACACGCCGAGGTTCTGTGCCAGCGAAACAAAGACGCTGACAGGCGGCATGGAGCTCGCTCCGCTTAGGTATCTCGACATGGAGGCTTCGCTGCAATTCGCAGCTTTGGCAAACTCAGCCTGTGACATATGGCGCTCAAGAATGATCTGACGGAATCTGTATGAGTAATTCATGCTGCACCCCTTTTTCAGATGGTATAATTCTGGTGTGGGTGTCGTACCGGAAAGGAGAAAAATGAGCATGTCGATTGCTGAAATCGAGATCACCCGGCAAAACGGACAGATCACCGTCCGGCTGACTGTCGATCCTTCAAGGCTTTGTCCACAAGGGAAGCAACAAGTCGTTCAAGCTCTTTGCCACGCACTTGAACGAGATCTTCCTCTGGAACTGAAAAACTGACCGTTTCGGCGGTGCGCCCTTCTATCGGCTGGTCGGAGGGCGTTTCCGTTGTGAAGCAGATTACCTCGCCATTCCGCGTGATGTAGCTACGGACGATATACGGTACATCCGATCTACCGCAGAGATAGTCCAGCGACACATCAAAGAAATCCGCCATAGCGATGAGCATCTCCGGCCTTGGCTCCTTCTTTCCAAGTTCCCAGTCCGTGATTGAAGCCTGACTGGAATTGATGGCAGACGCAAGTTGCATCTGTGATATTTTCCGCTCCAGCCTCAACTGCCTGATACGAAAAGTCATGGAATACACCTCCAAAGTATATTATACATCTAAAAGCGGTGATTTTTATACCGCTCTTTTTGTTTTTTACTATTGACAACAACAGCATTTCTTTGTAAGATAACTACGTAAAACAAATAAAGCAGTAATTAGGGGGTGAAAAAAACGCAGAAGCAAGTAATTGGCATCAGGAGGCTCCGACAAGCGTCCGGCTTGACGCAAAGTGAGCTCGGTCGTTTGAGCGGTCTGAATCAGCAGACTGTTTCCGACTACGAGAAGAACCGCCGGCTGCCGACCTTCATGGCTGGCCGTCGGATGGCAAAGGCGCTTGGTGTCAGCATGGATGATTTAGCCGCAGCCATTGATGAGCAGCTTGACCAGAAGTGTAGCAAACTCTCATCCCAGTAGCAGTTTACCAAGGAGGATATGAAAACGAAATGGCAACCGGCTCTATGAAACGGGTTGACAATATCTATTTTCGCTGTAGGAAAGAGGCCGCAAAAACCAATCCGGCGTTATCCAGCAGGGAAGCCACCGCAGAACTACTTAACATCTCGGTGTCATCGCTGGCGAACTACGAGCTCGGCATTACGAAGTGCATCCCGGTGGATGTGATCGTCAGGATGTCTGATCTCTACAAAGCGCCGGAGATCATGAACGCCTACTGCGCAAATGATTGTCTAATTGGCAAGGGACAGCCGATTGCCGTGGAGATCACATCGATCGAGAAGGTGGTTCTGAGACTGCTGAAAACAACCGAAGGCGGGAACATGGAGAAATTCCGCAGCGCCCTGATCGAAGCCGGCCTGAGTGGCATCGGCTGCGAGGGAGAACGGTTGATCTTCGAGGCTCTGCGGGATCGGGTAGATGAGATCATGATCGTCTTGTCCGAGCTAAGGATGCTCTGTGAGAAAGCACTGAAAGGGTGAAACTGGTGGATGTCAATGCAACACTGGAATACCTCCGGGAGCAGTATGGCATCTGCACGGAAAGTCAGCTCGACGAAGCCATCAGGCGGATGAGGAAGATCGACATTGGCGTTTTTGCCGGAAAGGACGGTGGGCATGGATCAGGAAATCATGGAAGCACGGGCATACGGGGAGCGGCTGATCGGGAGGGAGTTGTCTGAAGATGAGTTCAAGGACGCTCTCTCTTATGCTATCAGGAAAGCCGAGCTTCAGGGGAACGGACTGGACTATGTGCCGCTTCTTCTCCCGGATGTGATCCGGGAAAGGGAGTTCGAGGCTGAATGTCTTGCCAGATACCGAATGGCGAAGCAGCTCGAAAAGGAGGAAGAATCCAGATGGAAACGATTAGGCATTACCCCGGAGCAGCTTCGGAAACTGCGAGAAATCGCACCGGAGATGGTCGAACTTGCAAGATCTGTGGCCGTTGCGTGACCGTCGGTCAGCACTATCTCAGGGTTCCGGGTGGAGAAATCCACAAAGAGTGTGTCCGCCCGGAGCTGAAGTTCCTGATCGGGGCGCTTGGCTATGAGTACGAGGTTAAGGAGGGAGCGAGTGACTGAACTGTTCGTAGCACCGGAGTTTCCTGAACTGAAGTTCAATGAGAAGAACCACACCTACTGGCTGTACGGGACACGGATTCCGAGCGTATCTGAACTGATGCGCCCATTGTCGGATTCGATGTACAAGGGGATAGACGCAGAGATCCTCGATCTGGCAGCCGCACGAGGGAGCGCAGTCCACGAAGCCATTGAGAATTTCGCAAAGTACGGCATCGAGGATTGCGAGACGGAGCACAGAGGTTACTTCGGCGGCTTTTTGGCATGGGTGAAGGAGAATAGGGTTGAGATACTGGCGAGCGAGACCATGGCTTACAACAGGGTCTACCGATACGCCGGGACGCTCGATCTGATATGCAATGTCAGGGGCGAACGGTGGCTGGTCGATGTGAAGACCACCGCTCAGGTGAATCGGATGCTCACGAGCGTACAGCTCGAAGCATACGAAGCAGCCCTCGCATCCCATGGGATCGCGGTTGACAGGAAGGCCGTGCTCCATCTGAAAAAGACAGGGAAGCATCAGGTGCATATCACTGATAAGGCCAGCGGGGCTGAAGCGTGGACTACTTTCGGGGCGCTGATGACCGTATACAGCCATATTCAGAAATACAAGAAAGGGTAAGGAACCACATGGAAGCAGCAGTTTACAGTCAGGAACAGGAAATGCAGATCAACATATCGTTGATCGAAAATGACGCAGCCACCCTATCCATCCGGAACGATCAGCAGTATCAGGAAGCCTGTGAGTTCGCTAAGACGGTCAAGGCCAACATGAAGACCGTCAAGGACTACTTCGCCCCCATGAAGGAGGCAGCCCACAAATCCCATCAGGCCGTGTGCGCCCGTGAGAAGGAGATGCTCGAACCACTTCTAAAGGCCGAAAAGACCTGCAAGATGCAGATGACCGAGTATCTCCGACGGAAGCAGGAAGAAGCCCGGAGACAGGAAGAGCTGATGCGCCGACTGGCACAGGAGGAAGCTGAGAAGAAGCTGGCAGAAGCAATCAAAGCCGAAAAGAACGGAGACGATGAAGCTGCCGCTCTCGCTTTTGCACAGGCAACCGTGGCCGAGCAGGTTGGCTCCAACACAGTTGTTCAGGCGTTCACCCCAAAGGTGGCCGGGATCAGTACCAGCAAGGACTATGAGATCATCTTCATGGATCACGATACTGTACCGATCAGCGTGTCCGGTGTGGTCATCAGGCCGGTCGATGAAAAGGCGATCATGAAACTGATTAAGGCATCCAACGGAACTATCCAGATTCCCGGAATCAAGTACCGGGAAACTGTGCGCATGAGCGTGAGTGGCGTGAGGTGAGCGAAATGAGCAACGATTTGAGCGTGGCGGAGAGCAACGCCCTGTCAGTAGTCTACGAGGTATCAGGGCAGAAGGTCAGCCTCGATATGGCCTTCGTCAAGAAGTACCTCGTCCGTGGTAAGTCAGAGTATGTAACCGATCAGGAGATTGTTTTCTACATGAACACCTGCAAAGCCCAGCGGCTGAACCCGTTGGTTCAGGGTGAGGTGTACCTGATTAAGTACAGCAAAGAAGAGCCGGCTCAGATGGTTGTCGGCAAGATGGCATATCTGAACCGGGCGTTTTGCAACCCGGACTACATCTGCAAGGAGGATGGCATCACCGTCACCAGAGGGACCGAATATGTGCAGAAGGAAGGCTGTTGCCTCTACCCCGGCGAGAATCTGATCGGTGCTTGGTGTCGTGTCCATGTGTTGCGCAGCGGCAAAGAGCGCACCGTTTACAAAGAGGTTTCCTTGGCTGAGTACAACAAGGGAATGGCGAACTGGAAGAGCAAGCCGGCCACGATGCTGAACAAAGTCGCCGTCAGTCAGGCCCTGCGTGAAGCCTTCCCGAAGGACTACGAGGGGCTGTACGCCGAGGAAGAGATGATCGCTTCCGGAGCTATCCCGATCGAAGCTGTGAGTGAAGAGGCGAGCGGAAATGACGGGGGCCAGCGCATCATCACCAAGGAAGAGCGACAGGCGCTGTTCGCGCTCGCCCATGAACTGTTCGGGAAAGAGCGGGGCAACGAGATCGTCAAGGAGGCAGTCCTCGCAAACGGTTTTAGCTCCACACAGGCAATGACCTTTGACGTTTACAAGACCATAGTAGACGAGATCCGCGACCGGGGTGAGAGCATCCAGCGGGAGCCTGATTCGGATCAGGATCCTCCGTTCGACGATGATGAGTACGAAACGCCGCCTCCGGAAGATCTGAACGATCTGTAATCGCCCGTAAAGGTAGTGCTTTGGATGAACTTCATTTTCATGCCCGGAGGCGGAGAATCGTTCCGCCTCCGGATGATGGCTCACACTTTGGGCTGCTCCGTAGCCGAAGCGCACGGCATCCTGTATGAGATCTGGATGTTTGCGGATTATGGAGCGGACCAGCAAGGATTCGTTGACATGGCGCAGTTGTGGAGCACAATCTCGCCGGATCTCTTAAAGGGAACATGCAGGGATGAGATCGAAATGGCGCTTCTAAGTGCCGGGTTCATCGAGATGGCGGGAGATATGGTTCTCATTGTAGGCTGGAGTGAAGCTCAAATACTGAAAAGCCAGATCAACAGGTCTGAGCAGAGGAAAGTCCTCGAACGGGAGCGGAAGCGGAAGGAATACAACCTGAAGAAGCAGGGAGTTAAACAGCCGAAGCCGGAAGAGCCGAAAGTGGAGATCAAGCCGCAAGATCCACCGCCTGAACCGCCAAAACCGGAGCCGAAGCCCAAGAAAGAAAAGCCTCCGAAGAAGAAATACGCAGAGTTCGTACACATGACCGTTGAGCAGCATCAAAAGCTGGTCAGCGAGTACGGGGAGGCAGCGGCGGCTGAGATGATCCGGCTGCTCGATAACTACAAGGGCTCGAAAGGCAAGACCTACAAGGACGATTACCGGGCGATCCTCACATGGGTCGTTGATGCCGTGAAAGAGCGGAACCCGTCGCTCTTCAGGGCTCCAGCCCAGCAGCAATGGCATAACGATAACCCGTTTTGAATGGAGGTGATTTGATGTACGCCAAGATACTCGCAAACATGGTGGCAACATCGCACCAGATGAACGCCAAGGCAGAAGGCGACTACATCGGGCCGGATGGCTTCCTCTACTGCGGCAAGTGCCACACCAAGAAGGAAACCTCCGTGACGATCAAGGGTGAAGACGGCAACGATGTTGAGTTCAGGCCGTATACGCCATGTAAGTGCCGGAAGGCCGAGATCGAGGCCGAGAACGAAAAGGAGCGGAAGCAGAAGGAGGCCGTAACGATCGAACGGCTCCGGAGCACGAGCGGCATCCCCGATCTGTACGTCAATGCTAACTTCTCCAGCTTCAAGGAGCGAACTGACAACAAAGCAATTCTCCACATGATCCGGAGATATGTTGAGAAGTTCGACCAGATGGCTGAAAAAGGGAACGGGCTCCTGTTCCACGGCTCCGTCGGAACAGGGAAAACCTACGCGGCAGCCTGTATCGGGAACGAGCTCATCCAGCGTTGTAAATCTGTGTTCATGACATCGACATACACGATGCTGAAGCTCCGGGATCCGGATGAAGAGGAAGCGTACATGAATCGGATCAGGCGGTGCGCGCTGCTCATCATCGACGACATCGGTGCCGAGAGATCAACCGAATTTGGCCGGGAGCGGGTTTTCAGCTACATCGACGCTCGGCTGAGTGAGAAGAAGCCCATGATCCTGACGACCAACTTGGCTTTTGACCGGATGTTGAAGCCCGAAACCACAGAAGAGGCCAGAATCTTCGATCGTCTGCTGAAGCGCAGCTTCCCGGTTGTGTACTCCGGTCCGTCGTGGCGGAGAGCCGAGGCGAAGTCCAACTTCAACGAGATGAAGGCCATTCTGGAAGGAGATGACGACTGATGGACCAAAAGCTCATCGGAAAGATCAGGTGCTATGAGAAAGATGATCGGAGGACGCTCGCCGCCATTCTGACCGCCAACGGCTATGTTGTCTGGCAGGGACGGGAGCCGAGGGCGAATAAGAAGGCTACGGACTACATGGTCTACTTCGCAGAGCCTAAGACTGATTGCCCCGGCTACGGAAAGGATGGGTGATGACATGGACGATGTAGTCTTCACCGTACCTGGGGAACCGCAAGGGAAAGGCCGTCCGAGGTTTGCTAGGCCGAAAGGCAGCAGCTTCACCATGGCATACACGCCGGAGAAAACGGTCAACTACGAAAACCGGGTGAAGGCGATGTATGTGTACGGTCGCTTCCCGAAGCTGGAGGGGCCGATCAGGGTGTCTGTGGTGATGTACTTCGGGATCCCGGCCTCCGTCAGCAAGAAAGCTCGCCAGCTCATGCTCGATGGTGAGATCTTCCCGGCCAAGAAGCCGGATGCTGATAATGTGTGCAAGAGCGTGATTGATGCACTCAACGGCATCGCCTTCGATGACGATAAGCAAGTGGTCGAGCTGAGAGCCAAGAAGATGTACTCCGACAGACCTCGTGTGGTTGTCAAGCTGCACCCTTACCAAGTGATCGAAAAGATCAGAAATCTGTACAGAATTGAGAAGGAGATCAGAAAATGAGCGTTATTGAAAACATGAACGGCATCAGGCCCATTACCTTGGAGAGCGAAACCTTGCAGGCTATGAAGCATGACATGGACGAGATCATCAATAAGACGATCAAGACCATGCAGATGAGCCAGTCCAGCGAAGGAACCGTGACCGTCAAGCTGAAAATCAGCATCGAGAACCGGGGCATCGCCAATGAGTCTGTGTACCGTACCGGTATCATCCCAAAGTTCGAGCACGATGTTCAGTCCATCGTCCAGACAAAAGACAAGAAGTCCGGCCAGATGTCCGGGGAGTATGAGCTCGTGTATGACGCAGAGAACGACTGTTGGTATATGCGTGACATCCGGGCGCAAATCTCCATGTTCGATGCTGATGGTGTCGTTCGGGAAGCCAGCGACAACATTGCCCGTGATGAAGACGGAAACCAGATCTGCCTTGGCAGCCTTCCTGACCACGAATCCGGAGAGCCCGAAGATGAGGACGGCGATGACGAACCCACCGACACCCTCAAGGACGAAAACCTTGACGAGCTCGACAGCGATGACTACTCCGACGACGTTGACTTGGGTGTAGAAGAGTAATGCTCGACCGGTATCAGCGATGGGTCATTGCCCGGATTCTGAAGAAGTTTGTCGCTATTTTCATCCTCGGCCCGGTGTTCTTGATCTTCTGCCCGTTCGCAGCGATCGGGAACGCTGTCTACCGGGCTATCAATCAGCTCTACTATTCGAGGTAATGTATGGACCAGAACAGTAAACGGATGACCCCCGAAGAGATCGCCAAATTCTATGACTGCAACGGCAAGGATGGGCCCAAATGTCCGATTTTAGGATGGTGTATGAATCACGAGTTCACTCCTGACACCTGCGAAGAAACTTGGAGGAAGTATCTCGCGCTTCAAGACGAAGCGTCCAACTGATTGCTCCGGGGAGCTCTAAAAGATCAAGGAAATGGGTGCCTTATCAACGACCGCCGTCCTCGGCGATTGGTTTTCATGTCCGCAGCCAGAGCCGCGAAGGGATGTTATTCCCATGTGAAACAGAAGAAAGGTCGGTGCAATCGAATGTGAAAAAGATTTTGGCAGCAATGGCCGCTATCCTCATTCTTGTTGCCGGAAGCGCAACGGCAGAAACCACGATGTACGCAGCAATCCAGAGCGGCACTCTCAACATCCGTACAGAGCCTTGGGGAGAAGTAAGCGGATGGCTTTGCGCCGGAGATTCTGTCACCGCCGAAGATGAGAAGGACGGATGGGTGCTCGTGACCGGTGTTACCGAGAGTGGATCCGGATGGGTAAAAAGCGAGTACCTTACCTGCAATCTGGACGGCTGCGGCCAGTATATGAACGTTTCCGGAGGTCGCCTCCATGTGCGGATGGAGCCCGGTGGAAAGCACATCAGGTGGCTCAAAGACAGCGCAACCGTTACCGTGACCGTCTGCCACATGGATGACGATGGCGAGATGTGGGGTTTCATCGGCGATGGCTATGTCCTGCTTTCTTTTATGGACAAGATCGAATGAAGGAGGACGAAATGGTGCTATACACCAGAGAGCAGCTCATCGAGAAACTTCGCGATATTGAAAAAGATGCCTACGGCTGGCACATCAACGAGAGGGTACTTGGCATTGATGTATCCGATTTCGAGAATATCATGCACCAAGCCGCTTGTATGCTGGGGGCGGAAAAGATCGCAACTGGAGAAGAAGATCCGATTGACAGAAAGGAACTCTTGCGCTTGATCGACACTCAGACGGGACCCAATACGGCATTCAAACCGCAGGTGGTCTATGGTATCAACGTCGCAAAGAGCATCGTAAGCAAGATGCCAACCATCAGGAGGTGAAAAGGTGAAACTCCCCATCTATTGCGATCATTGCGGAGAGCTGATCGGCACTTTCGACACCGAAGTTGACACCACCATTGCTTGGGCTGAAGCCCCGTGCGGTGACAAGGTGTGCAAGGAGTGTTGCGATGCATGCGCAGAGAACCACGATTCGGTATCATACAGCGGTTGCATGTACAGGAATGACCGGAAGCAGCAGAAAGTGAGGTAGCATGAAGAACACCAAGATCGACTGGGCTGGGAGCACCTGGAACCCTGTTACGGGCTGCAAGAATGACTGCCCGTACTGCTATGCTCGGCGGATTGCCGAGCGTTTCGGTGGCTATACGAGCGGTATGACCTTTGAAAATGTCGGAGAGCCTGAAAGCCCTCTTTGGGTGATTTATGAGCCTGTTACAAAAACCACGGGCAGAGGCAACGAACAGACCGCACCCTATCCTTTCGACTTTGCACCGACACTTCACAAGTACCGCCTCGACATTCCAAAAACTTGGAAGGAACCGGCAACAATATTCGTCTGCTCAATGGGGGAACTATTCGGTGACTGGGTGCCGCTGGAATGGATTCAAGAGGTTTTTCAGAGCTGCCAGCAAGCTCCACAGCACAAGTACCTTTTCCTCACAAAAAACCCGGAAAGGTATTTACAGCTCGGAAAAGATGGTTTACTGCCATCTCAGGACAACTTCTGGTACGGCACCACGATCACAAAGGCCAAGCAGCCGTTCTTCTTCTCCCGGAGCCACAACACCTTCGTATCGGTCGAGCCGATGCAGGAGGACTTCGGGGAGGGAGCTTTCGATGGCACAACCCTCGGATGGGTGATCGTAGGAGCAGAAACCGGAAAGCGAACCGGAAAGATCTTGCCAGAAAAGAGCTGGATCGACAATCTGTCCAACGAGTGCCGAAAAAGCGGCATACCGATCTTCATGAAGGAAAGCGTCGAGAAACTCATGGGAGAAGACTTCAGGCGGGAGTTCCCGTGGGACCCGAAGGAAAGCGAGGGAAGGATCAATGAGTAAGACGGTCGAATGGGGCCAGATCCACAAGGCTGGCAATATCGTCTGTACCTGCGATGGCCCCCGGTGCGGTGAGGAAGAGGTCGTTGAGTTCGACAACGGCCCCAGCTTCAACGAAGCCCAGCAGCACATCGAAAGCCAAGGCTGGTTCTCCAAGAGGATCGGCGACGCATGGTACGACTTCCACTCCCGTAGGTGCTACGAAACCTTCTGCCGGGAGCACGGGCTGTAAGAAGGAGCCATAGCCGATATCATTATTGCTTTCGCACGGATGCTGAACATGATTCTGGAAGAAAAACAGGAGTGAACGACAAGATGAACATCTGCAAAATGGCTCAGGAAGTCCACGAAAATGCCCGAAATCACGGCTGGTGGGATGAAGACCGCAGCTTCGGCACGATCGCAGCTCTGATCTGCTCCGAATGGGCGGAGGCTCTGGAAGAGCACCGCGCCGGTCGTCCCAATGTCTGGTTCGCTTGCGAAGAAGCCACCGAAAGCGGAACTTTCATCTGCGCACCAAAGGATGAGTTCGATTGTCCGGAGTACGACAACATCGAGAACTGCAAGCACCGCAGCAAAAAGCCCGAAGGTGTGGCCGTTGAGCTCATCGACGGCTGCATCCGAATCCTCGATTGGTTCGGCAGGGAGAACATCCGGATCGCCGGACCGAACACCATCGAGAAGCTGATCCGACAGGCCGGACACAGCTACGACAATATGGGGCTCCCGGACATCGTAGCATGGCTGAATCTGTTCGTATCGAGGGCGTTCTTCGAGCACAGGCGCAACATCACGAACGGGAACAAGGATGGCGCACGCAAGGACGCTTGCGGTCATCTGCTGGAGGCTCTGGCGGTCGCCTTCAGCTATGTCGCCAACACCGGCAACGATCCGGAAGAGCTGCTTCGGATGAAGCACGAGTACAATAAGACCAGATCGTACCGGCACAACAACAAGGTCTGCTGACCGTCGGAAGGAGGGCTGCACATGGCAGGGGAAATCAGCAAGGAGGATGCTCAGTACATAGCCGAACTTGCCATCCGTGAGTACCAGAAGGCTTCTGAACGGGGTAAAAAGGAACGGCACGACCGCAACCTCCGGAACACAAAGAAGCTCATGCGGATATATCCGCTTCTTCGTGCGCACAGCAATTCATCCATTGCGGAGCTCGCTGACATCTGCGATGACGATGCGTTTGATGTATTCAGGCAGATGCTGTCCACAACCGGGGTGGAGAATGTGAAGGTTGAAAGCATCCAGCGCAGCGCAGCCCGAACCCGGATCATGATTGACCACATCGATGCTATGCTGGAGCTCTTCCGGATGCAAAGCGAGCGATCGGGGCGGGATGAAGTACGCAGAAGGTATCGTGTCCTGTCAGCAATGTATCTGAATGAAGACCGGCTGGACGCAGACCAGATTGCAGAGCGGGAGATGATCGACAAGCGGACGGTCTACAAGGATATAGACTTCGCCTGTGAACGACTCTCGTACTACATCTTCGGCATCGACGCTTTCTGAAACCATCCCCTTATGCTCTGTCGTCGGGCAAAAACTGGGCATTGACAGGGCATAAGGGGTGATTGTACGATTACGCTGCAAGTAGAGCCGCAAGAATGGCATTTATAGTGGTCCGGAGGCCGCCAAACGGATCATGCCTGACACCCATGAAGGGTGTCTTTTTTATGCCTTAAAACGGCTCCTGTCGGCCTTATCCGATGTTCACGCTTTGCACAAAGAAGGAGGTTCTGGAATGGCAAAGGAGATACGAGTATTAACTCTTGAAGTCGGACGACTGAAGTTCGGGTTTGAGAACCCTCGGAAGATCAGCCAAAAGAAAAAAGATGAGCTGAAGGCATCGCTCGAAACGCTTCTGGATTTTGGCATCTTCCTGATCGACGAGAACTACAACGTGATCGGCGGCACGCAGCGAGCAAAGATCCTGCAAGAGATGGATCGGAGCAAGAAAGTCACCTGCAAGATGCTCATCGGGTATACGCTGGAAGAACTTCGAGCGGTCAACATCATGGACAACACCTCGGCTGGCGAGTGGGAGCTGGATGGACTGGCTGCGTGGACGGCTGATCTCAACCTCGTGCTCGGCATCGACGAAACCAAGAAAAAGGCTGTTGATGAGCGTACCCTGAAGGAAATGGAGCTCATCCATTACGAGAAGTACGACTATGTGCTGATTGCTTGCCGGTACGAAACCGACTACCTCAACCTCATCCGGAAGCTCGGCATTGAAGGTAAGCGCGTCCGGGTCTGCAAGAAGAGGACGATTCAGGCGAGAGCAATCTGGTACGATGAGATCAAGGGCCGGCTGATCGGTCCTGACGGACAGGAGGATGACGAATGAACATACCTTTTGGCAGCCCAGATGTAGGGAGGCAGGAGCTTGACGAGATTCGGGGCATATTGGAATCCGGGTGGCTCACGAACGGGCCGAAGACCAAGGAGTTTGAGAAGAAGATCGCATCCATCAGCCATGCTGACGGGTGCGTTTGTTTTGATAGCTGCACCGGCGCACTCGTGACCACGCTGCGGATGCTTGGTATCGGCCCCGGCGATGAGGTCATCACTACGCCGTACACCTATACAGCGACTGCTGCGGTCATCAATCATGTCGGGGCGAAGATCGTCTTCTGCGATCTGGCTCCCGACAGCTTCGAGATGGACTACGACAAGCTGGCGGATCTCATCACGGAGCGCACGAAAGCAGTTATTCCGGTTGATATTGGCGGGAAGATGTGTGACTACCGCCGACTGTTCCATGCCATCGACAGTAGAAGGCATCTGTTCAAGGCAAACACGCCGGTGCAGAAAGCCTTCAACCGACCCGTAGTTGTGGCTGACGCTGCTCATAGCTTCTCCGCATCCAAGAAGATTGACGGCGAGAGTGTTATGAGTGGTGAGCTGGCTGACTTTACCTGCTTCAGCTTTCATGTGCTGAAGGTTATTACGACCGGTGGCGAAGGCGGAGCGGTTGTCTGGAAGCAGATCCCCGGCATCGACACATCCTCCATCTGGTACACGCTGAAACTGCTTGGAGATAACGGGCAGACACTCAGGAATACGAAGAGCTCCGGCAACAAGTGGGAATACGACATCCAGTATCTCGGCCACAACCACATCATGACCGACATAGATGCTGCGATGGGTATGGTTCAGCTCGACAGGCTGGAAGCTCTGGCCGGGAAACGGGCGATCATCACCTATCTGTACGATCAGGCTTTCACCGGCAAGGTTGAGCGGATGATCGAGCATCTGCCGGCGGACGAGAGCTATCAGTCGTCCATGCACCTATATCCCGTCCGAATCCCCGGTGGCGAAGAACGCCGGAACGCTGTTTTTGAGCGGATGTACCAGCTCGGTGTGTGCTGCAATGTACACTACAAGCCCCTGCCCATGTTTACGGCGTACAAGAGGCTTGGCTTCCTGATGGAAGACTACCCGGAGGCATACCGCCGGTTCTCCGAAGAGCTAACCCTTCCGTACCACTCGAAGTTGACACGGATGCAGATCGAGATTATCACGAAATCGCTCCTGCAAGCCGTGGAAAAGGAGTAAGCGATGAGCAAGAAATACTCTATTTGGGATGGGAGCACCGTCCTCATCACCGGCGGCACAGGCTCATTCGGAAAGGCTTTCCTCAAACGCTGTGAGGGAATAAAGCAGATCGATGAGATCCGGGTATTCTCCAGAGATGAAAAAAAGCAGGATGACCTACGGAAGCAGTTCACCGACAGGCGGATCAAGTTCATCATCGGCGATATCCGGGACCGGGATGCCGTTGACAGGGCAATGAAGGGTGTTGATTATGTCTTCCACGCCGCAGCCCTGAAGCATGTTTCGACCGGCGAGAACTGGCCGTATGAGACAGTCAAAACCAATGTGATCGGCTCCAACAATGTGATCGAGAGCGCCATCCTACACGAAGTCGTCAAGGTCGTAGTGCTGTCCACCGACAAGGCCGTCCACCCTGTATGCGCCATGGGGATGACCAAGGCACTGATGGAGAAATGCGCTCTCGCCCGGTGCATGGATTCGGAAACATCCATCTGCGTGACACGCTTCGGCAATGTGGTTGGCTCCAGAAACTCTGTTATCCCGCTGTTTATTCAGCAGATCAAGGCTGGAAAGCCTGTAACAGTAACGGACTATAGGATGATCCGCTACATGATGACCATGGATGAAGCTCAGGATCTCGTGAAGTTCGCCTTCGAGCACGGCAACACCGGTGACACGTTCGTCACCAACTCAAAAGCCGCATCCGTCCGTACCATCGTGGAAGCTCTGATGCTGGAGTATGGGACGTTCGATATTGAAGTGGTAGGGGCCCGGAGCGGTGAGAAGATGATCGAGTGTATGCTCAGCGAGGAAGAGAGCGGATCTGAGATCGAGCTCGGCCCATGCTGGAAAGTTCCTTATCTGCGCTCCCGAACAAAAGAACGGTTTCCGAAGCCCACGCTCATGGAGCATAATGAGCTGCACCGTTTACTGAAGAACATCGGTGTTTTTGATTTGGAGGTATCTGAATGAATGTCCTGTTCGTTGTGGCTCATCCGGATGACGAAGTGCTTGGAGCGGGAGCAACCATCCGGAAGATGGCAGACCGTGGAGATCAAATCAATGTTGTCGTTCTCAACACCTTTGATGAAACGGCGTACCGGAACGCCAAGGAGCATCAGGACCGTCTCGCCAAAACAGATTGGCAGCTCGGAATCCGGCAGGTCTACTTCGGAAAGTGGCGTGATTCGCAGATGAACATGGCAAACCACCGGGAAATGGTGCAGTTCATCGAGAAAGTCATGCTGGAGGTGAAGCCCGATGTTGTTTTCACACATCATCCTTCCGACATCAACTCCGACCACTTCTGGTGCTCCCAGTCCGTCATGGAGGCGTTCCGCATCGGTCAGCGGCAGCGATACAACATCCGGCCCATTAAGGCGCTGTACCTGATGGAAGTCCTCTCGTCTACCGACTGGGCTCTGAACCCAGCCGTGCGCCCGTTCGTGCCGAATACGTTCGAGCGGATTACGAAGTACCACCTAAACGCGAAGTACGACGCTCTTTGCAACTACAACGGTGTCATCCGAAAGCCGCCGCACCCCCGTCGCCTCGAAACGATTATGGGGCAGGCCGCTCTCCGGGGCGCAGAGGCCGGGTACGGGTACGCCGAGGCGTTCGAGTGCGTGTTCAGGAGGGGGCTGTAATGTGATCTGCTCCATTCATCAGCCGGACTTCCTCCCGTACCTTGGCTACTTCTACAAGATGTCCCGGTCAGATGTTTTCGTTTTTTTGAACGATGCTCAGTATTCCAAGGCCGACCACCACGAGTACAACGAGATCGTGAAGCCGGATGGCACGAGGGTGAGGATCAAGGTCCCGATCCAGTACCACTTCCCATGCCCGATGACCGAGGTTAAGATCAAGGGGCAGGAATGGCTCTTAAAACTGATCGACCAGATCGAAGAATGCTACCCAGAAACACGAGGCATTGAGCGTGACACCGTTTATAGGCTGATCCGGACGATTACGGAGACAGCAACCAGCCTCGCGGCGATGAACCTCGTTATCAACACAGTCATCGCCCGGTGGTTCGGCATCAACTGTACGATCCACAGCTCGTCCACGCTCGGCATCACCACCAAGTCCAACCAGCGACTGATCGATATCTGCAAGGCGGTGGGCGCAGACACCTACCTGTCCGGCACCGGCGCACGGGCATATCTGGATGAGGATATGTTCCGCCGGAACGGGATTGATGTGGTCTACTCCGACTACGAGCCGGTTCCCTACCCGCAGCAGGTCAGGGGGGAGTTCGTCCCGAACCTGTCCGTGATCGACTTCATCATGAACAATGGCTACGACTTCGCCCAGTATTACGGAAGGAGGTGATCGGGTGAAAGATGCGAGCTTTGGCATCTACATCCCCAGCTACAAGCGGGCCAAGACCTGCATCACGCACAAATGGCTCGACAATTACCGATATGTCGTACGCAAGAGCGAAGAAACGGACTACATCGCAGCCGGCATCCCGCCCGAAAACATCCTCGCTGTGCAGGACGATAAGATAAACGGCATGGTCAAGGTCAACCAATGGCTGATCGACAACGCCGAAGAAGAAATTATCTGCATTCTGGACGACGACATCCGGAGGATGGTCTACCGGCTCGACAAGGCGGTGGATATTCCCGGCCCCGAAACGGCCACGGCGGAACTTGAGCGCATCGCACAGGTCATGATAGATCTTCGGATCGGCTTCGGGGCTGTGGACGCTACGGTCACGCCTTGGAACTACGACATGGAGTTCGCATTCAGGGGGTGCTCCGGGGCGATCAGGTGGATCAACCGCCCTGTCTTCAAAGCGAAATGCGTTGAGGCGCTAGAGTACAACTACGACCTCGATGTTATTCTTCAGGAATTGCTCAAGAACCGGATTATCCTGAAGCCAAAGTACATATGTGCGATGGATGTGGCCGATAAGACGGAGGGCGGAGCGTCAGACAAGAGCAGGAAAGACCAGATCGCCTCTGTGGAGCTTATGAAGGCGAAGTGGGGCAAATACTTCGGTTACAACTTCAGGAACAACAAGCCGACTATCAATGTTCGCAGGTAAATATCCATCCAAAATACATCTATAAATCGTAAAAACATTGACTTTTACCAATAAAAATTGTACGATATAGAGGGTGAAACCCCGGAATATCAAAAAGGATGTGAGCAATGGATGGGATATGCAATGTACACCAAGAGCGGACATAGCTACTGGGAGATGCTCGCTTTGCTTCAGGGAGCCATTCGACGGGGCGATGTTCGACACGCGGGGTACGCAGCGAGCGAGCTGCATGAGAAGTATAAGACGGCCCTCTGGAATCGCCTGATGGTCATCAGCGCCGAGGACTGTTACGGGATCATGACGAAGGAAATCGTCGCACTCAGGCAAGCAGAAGAGATTATGAAACGGAAGGACGAAACGATCTTCGTATCGAAGGCGATCGTCCTTTTGTGTTATGCGCGAAAGAACCGGGATGCCGACTACTTTGCCTGTAACCTGATGCACTCGGATCACCCGATTCCGCCCGAAGAGATCAAGGAGATTTGCATCGAGGATCAGACGCTGGAACGTGGTGTCATTCCCAACTGGGCATTTAATGTGCATACGATCAGGGGGAGGCAGATGGGCAAGGATGTGGTGAACGAGATCGACGAAGACCAGAAAGCCCTTCAGCCTCTCCAGATCGGGATGTTCGATGACTGCTCGTGGAACCGTGACATCAACGCAGGGCTGAAGAACTTCAACCCGCAGCACAGACCGATCCCGTATGATGACGGGAAGAGGCAGCCGTGATGGCAAGGGCGGAGCCGGAGAGGAAGAGCGATGCCGTAAGGAGGCTTCTCCGGAATGGGGAGTTCAAGGCGGCCCTACGGATCGCAAAGGACTTCCAGCTTGGAATCACCTACGGGCAGCGAGATAAGATGCGGCTCGGATATGAGTGCATGGTGAACGGGCGCTTCTATACGCAGCTCGGCGTGGATCTCGAAAAGGCGATCAGCGATGGCATACAGGTGGCGATCGACCTCTACGGTGATAGAAAACCACAGACCGACGGGCAGCAGTAATGCTGCCTTGTTTCGGGTTTAATGACGATTACAGACACGCAAAGCAGGTGGTGATGTGGCGAGAAATCCGAATAGCTTAAAGAATTTGGAGAAGGGAAAGGCTACGCAGTTCAAAACCGGCGACAAAGCGGCGAGTGTAGCCGGAAGTAAAGGGGGAAAGAAATCCCAACAGGTGCAGCATGAAAACAGGATGGCTTCGGCATACGCACGGATGGTATTGAGCCTCTCGCCCAAAATGCCGGAAGCTGTTCGGCACTACATGAAAGAACTCGGCATCAAGGAAAAGAACCCTGATGCAAAGCTCATAGCTATATGCGCTCAGATGAGAAAGGCAATGGCCGGCGACCAGCGGGCTTTGGAGTTCATCTTGGGCATTGCCGGCGAGGATATGTCAGGAGGAACATATCAGCCGGAGAACCCCTTGGAAACGATCGACGAGCAGAAGATCAGGAAGACGCTTGACGCTATGTCAGACGATCAGCTCCGTAACTATCAGGAGCTCTGCTTGATGTTTAGGGAGGATGACGGTGATGAGTAAGTACCCGATGATCGGCAACCTGCCTGTTCTGTGCGAAGAGCAGTTCGAGGCTGCATGGTTGCGACGTGATTATGTGCGGTACTGCCAGCACGTTCACCATGGGCAATGGAAGGCCGGACGGCACCACATCCTCATAGCTCAGAAGCTCACAGATGTCATGCAGGGAAAAATCAAACGGCTCATGATCTGGATGCCGCCTCGCCACGGCAAGTCTATGGAGGTCACTGAAACCTTCCCCTCATTCTTCCTTGGACACTTCCCGGACAAAAATGTGATTGAGGTCAGTTACGGCGACGAGCTTGCACGCAAGTTCGGCGAGAGTAACCGAGAGAAGATTGTCGAGTTCGGCCCGTACATTTTCGGTGTTCGGATCTCCCAGTCCAACGGAGCAAAGACCAACTGGAGCATCGAAGGGCACAGAGGCGGAATGATTTCTGTTGGTATCGGAGGGGCAATCACCGGCAAAGGTGCTGATCTGCTGATTCTGGACGACCCGATCAAGAACAGAGCCGAGGCAAACAGCGAAACCTATCGGAAGGCTCTACTGAATGAATGGCAGTCCACCATCTACACCCGTATTCAGGCAGACGGGGCTGTGATCGTTATTTTGACCCGGTGGCACGAAAACGATCTGGCTGCTTCTCTGCTGAATCCCGAAAACGGAGAGCCGGAGGAATGGGAGGTTCTCTCTCTGCCATGCATCTGTGACAGCGAGAATGACCAACTCGGAAGAGCGATAGGGGAGCCGCTCTGGCCGGAGAAAGGCTACACAGCAGACTGGGCGAAACGAGTGCGACTGTCCGTAGGTGAGTACGCATGGTACTCCTTGTATCAGCAGAAGCCAAGGCCGGATAGTGGTGCGATCTTCAAGCGTGAATGGTTGTCGAAGCGGTATAAGGTGATGCCGCCGGAGGCAACCGTCATTCAGTCCTGGGACTTGCCGTTCGACAAGAACGAGGAAAGCGCAAAATGCGCCGGCTTTGTGGTAGGTCGTGCCGGGGCGAACATCTATGTCGAGTTCTGCATCAACGACAAGATGGCGTTCACTCAGACCGTTGCAGCCGTCCGTGACATGACCGCCAAACATCCGGAGGCCAGAGCAAAGGTTATCGAGGCTGCGGCCAACGGAAAAGCCCTGATCGACTACCTTAAAGATGAGATCACCGGCCTTGTAGCGTTCCAACCGTCCGTCAGCAAGGAAGAGCGAGCCAGAGGTACAACGCCCTACTACGAAGCCGGTAATGTCTACTTCAAAGAAAACGAAGAGTGGGTAGCCGGCGTGGTAGAAGACCTTGTTTCCTTCCCCAATGGCCGATATAAGGACACGGTGGACGCTCTGACGCAAGCGATCCTTTACCTCGAATCGGTGCTCGGTGCCTTCGGAGGCATCATTTATCGCACCTATGCAGAAGAACCGTCCAAGTACCGCCTCACTATGGCGGAGGCTGCGGAGAAAATGCTCGATCCGTTCGGGCACTTCATCGGCGAGATGGTTACAATCGGCGTGTCTCTCGGCAATTCCTCCCGTGGCGCTGCATTCGTCGCAACCGCCATAACGGAAGGGTACAGGGATGTGATCGTAGTGGGTACGCACCATTGCGAGATCCACGCCACGCCAGACCAGATCGGAAAGCAATTTGTAAGCTTCATCCGCAGGATCGACAGCCTTTGCAATGTTACCCCGGAGTACGCATACTGCGATGATGACGGCCAGATCATCTACCGCATGATGAAAGACCTGTCCGAAAAAGAAGAGCTCGACACCACGATCAGGATGAGAGCAGATGTGACAGAAACGAACCGAATCAACCTGACGCAGCGGCTCATCTCCGAGGGCCGCCTTTTCATTTGCGACGATTGCAACGATTTGTCCTGTGCTTTCCTCGAAGCCAAGTGGGATGAGCGGAAAAGCAAAGACACAAGGCTCGATGACGGTATTGCCGATACCACGCTGATAAAGGCGTTTGAATACACCATTGAGCGCAACCTCGGCAGACTGACATCCGAGTAAGGAGGGTGCAAAAATGCTCGAAAAAATCTTTGACTGGATAAGGAAGGTGAGGCAGAAGATGTTCGGCCAACGGAATTTCTACGAAAAGGCAGGTGTTCCGCCGAGCACGATCACCACTGACATGGTAATTGCCATCGACCGGTGGTGCAACTTGTATGAGAACCGGGCTCCGTGGCTGGCAAAAGACCCGAAAAGCCTTTGTCTTCCTGCGAGAATCGCCGCTGAGATTGCCACAATGGTCACGGTTGAGATGGAGATGAAGGTGGTCAGCAAGAACGAACACTCCAAAGCACGGGCGGAGTTCCTCAACAAACAGCTCGATAAGGTGCGTGACTGCATCCGGAAGCAGACCGAATACGCCTGTGCAAAGGGTGGCCTCGTGTTCAAGCCGTACATTGACGGGGTGGGCATCAGTTATGAATATGTTCAGGCAGATGACTTCTACCCTTGCGCCTTCGACAGCAGAGGTGACATCACCAGTGCAGTCTTCCTCGCCCGAAAACAGGAAGGCAATCGGTACTACACCAGAATTGAGAAGCACGTTCTGGATGGCACGACCTACACCGTAACGAACAGGGCGTTCGTAGGCATGAGCCAAGACGAGATCGGTCAGGAAGTTCCGCTCACTCAGATCACCGAATGGAAGTTTATCGACCCGGTAACAAAGATCGAGAACATCGAGCATCCGCTGTTCGCCTACTTCGCCATACCGCTCGGAAACACGATCGATCCGAAGTCGCCCATTGGCGTATCGGTGTACGCCAAGGCCGACAGCGCAAGGCTGATCGAGGAAGCCGACAAGCAGTTCCAGCGGCTCATGTGGGAGTTTGAGGGCGGCGAGCTCGCCATTGACGCTTCGACGGATGCTTTCAAAACCAAGGGCGGCATCCCTGAGCTGCCGACTGGCAAGGAACGCCTGTACCGCATCAACAAGCTCGACAGCGCTACGGTGTCCGACGAGCTCATGAAGACCTTCTCGCCTACGCTGCGTGACGAATCGATCACCTCTGGCCTCCAGACGATTCTGAAACAGATCGAGGACACGACCGGGCTTTCAAGGGGAACGCTCGCCGATCCTGATAAGGAGGCATTGACCGCCACACAGATCAAGACGCAGAAACAACGCACCTATGCCACCGTGTCCTCGATCCAGAAGGCGCTTGAAAACGCACTCCGCTTAGTCGTAAATGCCTCTAATTCGCTTGCAACACTGTACAGCCTCGCACCCGAAGGCGACATCGGTGTCAACTTCGTGTGGGATGACAGCGTGATCGTGGATGCGGAGGCAGAACGGCAGCGTGATATGGAAGAAGTATCGAATGGGCTGATGCAGAAATGGGAGTACCGAGTGAAGTGGTACGGCGAGGATGAGCAGACCGCCAAGAGAATGACTGCGGATGCTCAGACAGACGACGACATCATGGGCTTCGGGCTTCCCAACAAGCAGCCCATCCAGACTAACCCGGCAAAAGCCGGAGAAAGGGAGGGAAGTGAACAATGAGCCACGATACCGTTGCTTCGTACTGCGGTTTTTTTGGCGGCATGATTGACACGAATCTGCGCATGGCTACTGCGACCAAGCTCAGGTTCCTGTTCAACAGGCAGCCGCTCAACGGAAAGGAGTGAGGGCTGTGGGCCTTCAATCCTCATATCTTCAGTACATGGCCGAAGAGCTCGTGCCACTGTACTCGGAGCTTGAAACGGATATTCTGTGCGATGTAGCTAGACGGATCGTGAAGGCTGGAAGGTTGACGGAGACCGCAGAGTGGCAGTTGAAAAAAGCAAAAGAAATCGGCTTCCTACATCGTGATTCAGTCCGTAGGGTAGCCTCGCTGACTGACAAATCGCAGTCCGAAGTCAAGCGCATATTCAATACCGTATGCACGAAAGCCATTTCCGCAGACGATGCGATCTACTCGGCGGCAGGACTGAAGCTCGCTCCCATCTCATCCTCGCTCACGTACCGGCAGGTCATGCTCGCCGGCGTAGCCAAAACGAACGGCCTGTTCAGCAACTTCACAATGACGACCGCAAATTCTGCCGGGCAGATCTACAGCAGGATCTTGGATCGGGCGTATATGCAGGTTACAAGCGGAGCCTTCACCTTCGATCAGGCACTTCGCATGGCCGTGTCTGATCTCGCAAGGAACAGCATTGAAAAGCTGACCTACGAGAGCGGCTCCGTATCGTCCGCAGAATCGGCAGCCCGCAGGTCGCTCATGACCGGGCTCAACCAGACTACTGCCCAGTTGCAGCTAATGCGAGCAGATGAGGCCGACTGCGACCTGGTCGAAGTCACGGCCCACCTCGGCGCACGACCGTCACATGCCGTCTGGCAGGGTATGGTGTACTCCAGAAGCGGGAGCTCAGGTCGGTATCGCAACTTCTACGAAGCCACTGGCTACGGCACGGGAGAGGGCTTGTGCGGCTGGAACTGTTACCACTCGTTCTTTCCCTTCTTCGAGGGGCTGTCCATGCGCACATTCTCGAAGAAGATGTCCGGAGGCGGCAAAACGAACGAGCAGGTGTATGAAGAAAGCCAGAGGCAGCGAACGCTTGAACGGGCGATCAGAGCTTCCAAACGAACGGTAGCTGTTCTGGACGAAGCAATGAAAGCGGCATCCGATCCGCAGCTTATAGAATCGCTCAGGCAGGAGTTTAATCAGGCATCGATCACCCTCAACAACAGGCGCAGACGACTGGAAGCTTTCCTACTCGAAACAGACCGCAGGGAGAGCCCGATCCGCATCTATGTACCCGGCTTCAGCCAGAGCACATCAAGCAAAGCGGTATGGGCTGCGAGGAAGGCTGCACAGTAACCGATCGGAAATCACGCTGGTGTCACCGGCGTTTTTTCATGCCTTCAGCCATGATAGGCGTTAAAGAGCGTGGCATTGCATTTTGCGGGTTTGGCGTATCAAAAACCCGCCGAAGCGGTGCAACCGTGTCAAAAAGCGTATCGAAGGAGGATCATTTCATGAAACGGGAAGAACTGAGGAAGTTGGGGCTCACCGACGAGCAGATCGACAGCGTGATAAACATTCACGGTGATGACATGAACGCTCAGAAGGCCACGATCAATCGCTTGAACGAGCAGATCTCAACGCTTACGACTGAGCGGGATGGCCTGAAGACGCAGGTGTCCGACCGTGATAATGACATCGCCGAGCTGAAGAAGAGTGCTGGAGACAATGAAGCTCTCACGAAGCAGCTTACCGACCTGCAAACCCGCTACGACACCGAAACGTCTGACCTGAAGAAGAGGCTCGACGATCAGGCTCGAAACTTTGCCGTTGAAGCCTTGTTTAACGGTGTCGAGTTCACATCTGCCTTTGCAAAGAAGGCCGCCATTGCCGAGTTCAAGGCCGGCAATCACGAGTTCAAGGATGGTAAGTTCACCAGCGGACCTGACATCATCAAGAAGATGCAGACCGACAACCCTGATGCCTTCAAAATCAAGGAAGAGAAAAAGGGCAAGGACGATGAACCCGGCACGGGCGGAGAAAAGAAACGTCCGACCTTCACTCAGCCCAACACCAGCGGCGGAACTGGAGGGGATAACCCCTTCAAATTCAACTTCACTGGTGTTCGCAAAGCTGCGACCACCGACAAATGAAAGGAGCAATGACCAATGGCTAACTACGCAACCCAGTACGCTCAGGCGCTCTCCCAGCAGTACCCCCATGTGCTGCACTTCGGCGCTCTGTTCGCTCGCAATCAGGAGGCCGACTATCGGTGGGTGAACAACCACACCATCGAGATCCCCTCTATCTCTGTGACCGGTCGTATCGACGGCAGCCGTACCGCTTTGATCGCCCGCACCCAACGTCACAGCAACACTTGGACGCCCCTGACCCTGCGTAACCATCGTTCGTGGAACGACTTCATCCATCCCCGTGACATCGATGAAACCAATCAGGTGCTCACGATCCAGAACATCACCCGTGTCCTCAACGAAGAGGAAAAGTTCCCGGAGAAGGACAAGTACCTGATCTCCACCTTCTACTCTGACTGGACGAACACTGGCCGTGTGCCCCTGACCGGCAACCTGACCACCGACAACATCCTTGATTACTTCGACACCATGATGGTGAACGCCACCGAGCACAACGTTCCCGCGACCGGTCGCATCCTCTACATCACTCCGCAGGCGAACGTGATCCTGAAGGGCGCTTCTGCGTTCTACCGCGCGCTGAACATGAACGGCGGCGCTCCTGCTACCATCCAGCGGGCGATCGCCAATCTGGATCAGGTGACGATTGAAGAGGTTCCTTCCGACCACATGCTGACCGTCTACGACTTCACCGTGGGTGCTGTCCGTGGTTTGTCCGCCAAGCAGGTGCAGATGTTCCTGATCCATCCCTCCTGCATCATCACTCCCGAAACCTACGACTTCGCCCAGCTCGATCCGCCCTCCGCTGGCTCGCAGGGCAAGTACGAGTATTTCGAGGAAAGCTTCGAGGATGTGTTCCTGCTGCCCAACAAGCAGTTCGGCGCTGACTTCCTCGTCGCTGGCCTGACCGCTGATACCGCCACCTTCACCAGTGCCGCCGGCACCCAGTCTGGTAACACGGTCATCACCATGACCGCCCCTGTCGGCAACGCGCTGAAGGCCAAATCCCGCTACTTCTATGCCACCGCTGCCAGCACCGCTCCCGAAGCCCTCGGCTACGGCGAGAACGCTGCGCAGAACACCGGCTGGATCGAGTGGGATGGCGAGAGCGAGATCACCGCTACCAACGGCCACAAGATGACGATGCTCGTCACCGATGTGGATGGTCGTGTGTATGCCGCTGGCAACGCCACTGTCGTTTCTGCCGCATGATAAGGAGGACACAGAATGACGAGAGTTAAGCTCGGTGGCCGAGAGCTCGTCATTGACGATTCCGAACTGGCGGCGTACCTCAAACTAGGGTACGCCGTCATTGACGGAAAAGGCAATGAGCTGAGCAAGTGCAAAGCCGCCACCTACGAACAGGCTGTCGCCGACAACAAGAGGCTGCTGGCGGAGAACAAGAGGCTCATCACCGACCTCGAAGGTTTCCGGACGGAGAACATTGCCTATAAAGCCGAGCTCCAGAGGCTGAAGAAGGATCTGGCTGCCGCCCGCGAAGAGATCGAAACCCTGAAAAAGCAGCCCACTCATGCGCAACCCACCGTAGAGGCCGGCAAAGCCTCAAATAATACTCTGGAGGCTTCCAAACAGGCAAAAGCCAACAAATCCTCATCCGGGAAAAAAAGCCCGGAAAACGAGGAATTTGGGCTTAAAACAGCCACCTGATCGGAGGACTGAAAATGGCCTATATTGACGCTGCCTACTACGAGGACGTTTTTCACGGAACCGCCATTCCACCTGAGGACATCGACAGGCTCATGGAGATGGCCTCCGACCTGATTGATGCGGTTGCGAATGTGCCGTTCACCTTCTCCGACCTCAGCGAAGAAGAACAGGGGTTTGTGCAGAAAGCAACTGCCTACCAGACGGAGATGCTTTTCTTGCAGGGTGGTGTGGACGCAATCGTAGGTATGTCCGCACAGGCCGCAGATTCGGAGCATCTTGGGTCGTACAGTATCACCAAGGGTGCCACGGCAGCGTCGTCCTCGTCCAAGGTGGTCATGCCGACCATCAACGGCACCCCTGTTTCCGGGCTCGCTGTTCAGCAACTCAGAAAGGCAGGTCTGATGTCGAGATGGGCATACGCTGGCATCCGCCCTCCTAACTGTCCCAACTGGAGGTGATCTCGTGGCAACCAATAGGATGCTGCCGCATACTGCTACCATCTTTACTGAAATCGGTGAGGATGAAAACTATCGGATGAAGTACGCCAAAAGAGTGCTGAAGCGTGTCTATCTTGAAACGGAGAAGGCATACCAAGGCGACCAGCCGATCGATAAGATCACCATGTACGCCTTCGACACCAAGACCATTGGAGAAGCAGGTATGCAGTTGAAAGCCGACGGCAATGAGTACCTCGTGCCATATGACGCTTCTGCCTACGCAAAGCCGCCAAACGACGCTCGAACAATCCGGCGGGTCATTCGCCGAAAAGCTGGATCCCCCCGGATGTGGCATTGGGAGGTACACGCACAATGAAAGTCCGCCTCGTTATGAACAAGTCGTATACAGTGCAGCGGTTCAAACCGAAGTATGAAGCTGCTCAGAAGTATCTGGATAATGAAGTGCTGAAAGACTGCACTCCCTACGTTCCGATGGATACCGGCCAGCTCATGAGATCTGGCATCAATGCGACGGTCATAGGGAGCGGCGAGGTTGTGTGGAGCGCACCGCATGCCTCGAAGTGCTACTACACCGATATGAACTTCCAGAAGACAAAGCACCCGCTCGCTTGTAGCCAATGGTTTGAGGTCGCCAAAGGATCGAACAAGGAGAAGTGGGTCAAGGGAGCCAAAGCGGCCATGAAAGGATGATACAAATGGCTGTAGAGCCAATGGCAATCGCCAGAAGGATGCTCGATCACATCAATGCATGGGAGAACAAGCCGGCCAGCTTCACGCTCGAAAACATCGAGAAGAAAGCGCCGGCTGCTATGATCTTGCAACTCGCCACTTCCGGCAAGCTCAGAACATACATCAACGGATCGTACATCGGCGTGTGGAGCTTCGCTGTTTACCTCCGCTTGAACAAGGCGGACACCAGCGCAAAGCTCGACGTGCTCGATCTGTACGAGGATCTGCTCGCCTACTTCAAGACCGCAGAGCTCCCGCAACTCGACGAAGGGATGAAAGCCACCAAGATTGAGCTGCTTACCACACCGTCGCTTGCCGCTTCGTATGACAACGGAACGGAGGATTATCAGGCGACCTACCGGCTGGTATACTCAGCCAAAGAGTAAAGGAGGAAAGACCAATGCTTGCTATGAGAAACCAGTGGGCGGCCTACATGGACACCGCCAAAACCACTTCCGGGAGCGCTCACACTCCCAGCTTCAACCTGATGGGCGAAGGCTTCACCGATCTTTCGGAAAGCAAGAACCCCACCGAATACTCCCGTAAGTACATCCACGAGCAGAGCGAGCGCACCGACGTGACCGGCTTCGCACCTGCTATGGCGTACTCTATGGACTACTATACCAGCGATCCCGTCTGCATGTGCATCCGTGAGATCACCGATCAGGAGAAGATCGGCTCCGATGCGCAGCGTGACATCGTGTTGGTTGACCTGTTCGATCCGGACACCGGCACCGAGGGCTCTTACAAGGCGTACAAGCGTCGGTTTGCCATCATCCCCGATGGCAAGGGTTCCGGCACCGATGCTCTGATTTACACCGGCAATCTCAAGGCTGCCGGCGACATCATCAAGGGCAAGTTTGCTGTCAGCACCAAGACCTTCACGTCCGACGCCGAAGCAAGCGATTCCTGATCGTAGCTTTGAAAGGAGAATGAGCATATGAGCCAAATTGAATTGAATAAGCCAACGGTCTGGAGCTATAACGGTGTCGAGCTGGAGCTCGACATGACCGACCCCGGTATTGTCGAGAAATACGAACTCTCTTGCAAGAAGATGGAAGATGAATCCAAGGCCATGCCGAAGGACGGCATGAAGTCCGTTCTCATCCGCCACTACTGCACGATGATCCGGAATTTCCTCGACCGCATCTTTGGCGAGGGAACCTCGCATAAGCTCGTCGAGAAGGAAAGTGGCATCGCCCTTACCGACTGCTATGAATCCTTCCTCGATTTCGTCGCCTCGCAAAACCAGCTCTTGTCCGATAAGCAGAACCGGATAACCAGCCGGTACTCGCCGAACAGGGCGCAGCGCAGGGCGGCTGCCAAGAACTGATCGAATGGACTTCAACATCCTGATCGACCCCCTGCCTCTCAGCGTTTGTGTTGGAGGCAGGGATGTTCCTATTTCTGCCGATTTCCGCACCGGAATCCTGTTTGAAACGATGATGTTTGACCGTGAGCTCGACAAAGAGGAAAAGATCCTCTGCGCTCTCGACCTGTACTTCCCCGACGGCATACCGCAACCAGCACACGAAGCGGTCGATGCGCTCATCTGGTTCTACTCCTGCGGAAACGACAAAAAGGAACAACCCTCCGGAGGCAAGGGATCTGGAGGGAGCACCAAACGGTGCTACGACTACGATTATGATGCTCCGTACATCTACTCTGCTTTCCTCAGCCAGTACAGGATCGATCTTCAGGACTGCGTGGATCTACATTGGTGGAAGTTCATGGCGATGTTCCTTGGCCTGAACGAAGAGAACGAGATCTGCAAGATCATGGAATACCGATCCGTTGATCTATCGAAGATAAAGAACAAAGCCGAGAAAGAGCGGTTCGCGCGTCTAAAGCGCAGGTATGCGCTGCCTGACACACGCACCGCAGAGCAGAAGCAGATGGACATCGGAGCCATACTTGGAGGAATGATAAGGTGAGTGAGATAACGGTAAAGAAGCCCAGCCTCGAAAGAAAATGGGCAGTCTGCACGGTATGCGGAAGTAAGTCTGTTATCTACGACAACACCGCAGAGTGTAGCGGGGTCTTCATCAAGTGCCAGCGTGGGTGCAAATGCGAGTATGAGCTCATCATCCGGAATGGTCAGCAAATTACCGGCAAGTTGACAGCAACTTAAATACCAATATTGACGTGAACCGCCTGCCTTTGGTAGAATGAACAAAATTCTCAAAAGGAGAGAAAAGCATGAAGAAGGTATTGTCCTTGATCGCAACATTCATTCTGCTTCTGGCGGTGGCGAACGCATCGGCTGAAAGCATCGACTTCTCTTCGATGTCCGAAGAACAGCTCCGGGATCTCCGGCAGCAAATTGATCTCGAACTCGCCAGCAGGTACGCAGCCACGCAGGACACCACCGGATGTTTGGCCGATCATGACTTCGGGGTGTTCCGTATTCAGGTCTTGGGGGTGGCGCTCAGCCAAGAAACCCTTGGGGCGAATAAAGGAGCACCCGCAATCGTCGTAAGGTACAAGCTCGTCAACACCGGCGAAGAAACGATCACGTTCTCCGGGTATGTAGAAGAAAAGCTGTTTCAGAACGGTGTGCAGCTCAATGGCGGTTCTCTGATCGAGGGAACCGACGGGAAGCAGCTCACCAGAGAGCTCCAACCCGGAGCCGAGATCGAAGTTGCACACGGCTTCATTCTCGAAGACGAAGCAGCCTCCGTTGACATCCTGATTGGAAACCGGAAAGAACGATCTGCATTACCGGAAACCGTCGAGCTAACCGTAAACATCAAGTGAATAATGACTACTGAAGCACCCTGAAAAGGGTGCTTTTTTTATAGCACATTGAGCCTGTGAGCCGTGCTGATCGCCAAGAAAAGGAGGGTGATCGCATGGCGAACACCGATGGAAGCATCCACATTGATACAAAAGTCGATGACAGTGGTCTACTGCTTGGCCTAGACAATCTCTCGTCAAAGGCGAAAGCCGCATTAAACGGCCTCACAACCGTCGTCACCGCAGCCGGGGCCGCTTTGACTGCTATGGGCGGGTACGCCATCAAAGCTGGCTCCGATTTTGAAAGCGCCTTTGCCGGCGTGGTCAAGACCGTAGATGCTACGGACACACAGCTCCAGACCTTGCGAGATGACATCCTTGCAATGTCGAATGAGATCCCGCTCGCGGCAGTTGAGATTGCCGGGATCGCAGAAGCAGCCGGTCAGCTCGGTGTTAAGACCGAAGACATCTCTACATTCACTCGCACGATGGCCGACCTTGGCGTGGCGACGAACATGACATCCGAGCAAGCTGCCACACAGCTCGCTCGACTTGCCAACATCACGGGTCTGGTAGGGGAGTACGGAGCTGAAGGCTATTCACGCCTCGGCTCCGCTGTCGTCGCTCTCGGCAACAACTTCGCCACCACAGAGAGTGAAATTGTCGATATGTCCATGAGGCTTGCCTCTGCCGGCACAAACCTCGGAATAAGCGAATCACAGATCCTTGCCTTCGCTGCTGCCATGTCTTCTGTTGGTATCTCCGCAGAAATCGGCGGCACTTCCATGAGCAAGTTCATGTCAAGCGTACAGATTGCCGTGGAAACCGGAAGCAAGGATCTCAAAAAGTACGCCTCGGTGGCCGGCTTGACCGTCAAGGAGTTCGAGACTGCCTTCAAGGAAGATGCAGCCGGAGCTTTAACCCTGTTCATTCAGGGCTTGAACGACACAGAGCGTAACGGCAAGAGCGCCATCGCCGTCCTCGAAGACCTCGGTGTCACCGATGTTTCTTTGCAGAGGACATTGTTGTCCCTCGCAAATTCGAGTGGCATCTTGACCGATGCTATGGAAGTGTCGAACGATGCTTTCGAGGAAAACACAGCTCTGACAAAGGAAGCAGAGCAGAGGTACGCAACATTCGAGAGCAAGGTACAGCTCGCAAAGAACGCTATTGCAGAGCTCGGAATTGCTGCATACGATGCGATGCGTGGTGGGCTTACCGAACTCGCAGACGAAACAGCCAGCATAGTACAGACACTCACCGCCGCCTTGAAGGAAGGCGGCTTTGTAGGTCTTGCAGACGCTCTCGGCGGCGCACTCTCGCAGGTCCTCGCTAAACTCACCGGCTTCGTACCGAAGGTGATAGAGATCGGCGTTTCCGTCGTCAAATCTTTGGCTGACGGGATTGCTGATAATGCAGAAGCACTTGCTACGGCGGCAGCGGATGTGTTCGAGAAGCTCTACACCGGAATCTTCGGTATGCTGCCGAACATCGTCAACGCAGGGGGCAGGATTGCAATCTCTATCGCTCAAGGGATGGCAAAGAAAGCACCTGCAATCTTTGAATCGCTGAAAACCTCCATCAAGTCGCTCTCTACGACTATCACATCGCTTGCCCCAGAACTTGCCGAGGCCGGAAAAGAGCTGCTCGTCGGTCTTGGAGATGGCATAGAAAAGAATCTGCCCGACATCGTACAATCGCTGCTGGACGGCATCTTGTCCATAGGGAAGAGCATCGTAAAGATCAAAACGCAGCTCTTGAAAACAGGCGGCGAAATCGTCAAGGCAATCGGTCAAGGGATCATCAGCTTCCTGCCTACGCTTGTAGACAGCCTTCCGGAGATCATCGACCTGATTGTCGAGTTCTTTGCAACCAAGTACGAAACGATCGCAACGGTGGGCGCAGATCTCCTGAGCCAGCTCGTAGCTGCATTGCCCTCAGTCATCCAGCAGATCGGGAAGAAATTGCCTCAGATCATCCAGAGCCTCGTTTCCCGGCTCGGTCAGTTTGCCGGAACGATTGCCAAGGCCGGGGCGCAGCTATTCTCTGCGCTGATTGAAAACCTGCCGGCAATCCTTTCGTCTATTTGGGACGTTCTGAAGTCCATAGACTGGATTGAGCTCGGCAAACAGATTCTCGAATCGCTGCTGGCTGGACTAGGGACACTCGGCGAAGCTCTCACAGGGCTGTTCGACGAAGCACTCCCTGCGCTCGGCAATATTGACTGGAGTTCCATCTGGACTGGCATCAAAAATGCACTTGGCGGGATCGGCGGATGGATTGCTGGCCTGTTCGGTGTCGGTAAAACCGGTGCAGAGGCTCTCTCTTGGTCTGATGTAGGCACATCCGTCTTGACCGGCATCGAAACGGTGCTCGACACAGGAGGCACTTTTCTCTCCGGCCTGTTCACCGCAGGGAAGACACTTATTGAGGGCATCCCATGGAGCGAAATTGGCACGGTGATCGACACCGGCCTGAAGGCTGTCCTTGACATCGGCGGTGCGTTCCTTTCCGGAGGATTCGAGGCTGGCAAGGCCGCTATTGAGGCGATTGACTGGGCGAATCTCGGCACCGTCATTGGTAATGCCGTCAATGGCACCATAGATACCGCAGGTGCCTTCCTCTCCGGATGCTTCGTCGCGGCAAAGGCTTCGATTGAGGCGATCAACTGGGGGAACCTTGGCACGGTCATCGGCAACGGCGTAAACGGAGCGATCGATACAGCAGGTGTATTCTTGTCCGGTTGTTTTGAGGCCGCCAAGTCCACGATCGAAACGATTGACTGGGCTGGCATCGGTACGGTGATCTCGACCGGAATCAACGGCGTGATTGACAGTAGCGGAGCCTTCCTCTCCGGATGTTTTGAAACCGCCAAGACAACAATCGAAACGATCGACTGGGCCGGTATCGGCACAACCATCTCTACCGCCATCAACGGTGTCATTGATACCGGAGGCGCTTTCTTGGCTGGTAACTTTGAGGCTGCAAAGACCGCAATCGAGGGGCTTGACTGGGCTGGGCTTGGTCAGGGCATCGCCGACAACCTGAACGCCGCCATCAGCGCCATCTCAGCCATCGGGGTCAGCTTCTGGAACACCGTTAAGGGCTGGTTCACATCCGACGAGGAAACCGACGCACAGAAGGTTGGCCACGATCTCTCCCTCGATGTCGCAGCCGGGATGGATTCCGAAAGGGCTTCCATCGAGGTGTCTGCAAAGGCAGCGGCCAGCGCAGCTCTCGATACGTTGAAGACTGAGCTTGGCATCGAAGGAACCACCAGCACGAAGACAAAGCCGTATGGCGAGGCCATCGTAATCGGCATCACGGACGGCATCGCTGAGAAGGCTACCTCCGAGAACTTTACGACATCTGGCACAAAGGCGTTCATCGCTGTCCGGGATGCGCTGAAGACAGCTCTCGGCACGGATGATAGCGGAACGAAGGCCGACAGACTGAAGTTCGCCGGTGAGGGCATTGTGCTCGGCATTGACGACGGCATCAACAGTAAGGCTACATCCGACACGTTCAGCTCGTCTGCATCTGCTCTGGCAACGGCTGCTGCAAACGCCTTGAACTCTGCCTTCGGCATCTCTGGATCCGGCTTCCTCAGCCATGGTGGAAATGGTGCATCGAAGTTCGAGTACATAGGAGAAGCGGTAGCCACCGGTATCGCCAACGGCATCAGGGACAACTCCAGCAAGATCTCATCGGCAGCAAAGAGCGCAGCTACGGCAGCGTACAACGCAGCGAAGAAGCAACTCGGAATCCGCAGCCCTTCTAAGAAAGGCATTGAGCTCGGTCGTTACTTCGACGAGGGCATCGCTGGCGGTATCGATGTGAACACCGATAAAGTGAGAGAATCCGTCCGTCAGCTCTCTGATGTCATGTACGATAAGATGAAGAGCGCAGTAGACACTCAGGTGAGCCGCAACAATGGGGCATTCGACACCCTGACCGGTAGCTTGGTCGCAGAAAGCGAACGAACAGCCGTAGCCATTGACTACAACAAACTTGGCAAGGCTGTATGGGACAACGCACCGCCTATCGACCTGAACATCGATGGAGAAAAAGCCGGAACTCTGCTCGAACCACACGTTTCCGAACGGCAAGCCGAGAAAATAGACCAGATAACCAGAAAGAAGGGATAACATGGCTGATCCTTTCAACCTTAAAAGATTCAATCTCCTGTCTGGAGATGTGACCGTCCGCAACTCATTGATATCGCTCGGCGGACGCCCTGTTACAGATGTTATTCCGGGAGCGAATATTCTCGACATCCGAATCGGAGCGGCGACGATCAAGCAGATAACATCAGACCGGGGCTACCGCTCCGGTTATGATTATGTGCGGAGAAGGCATACGACACGCAGGATTGAAGTTGACATCGAGCTTCCCCTTGACCGGAATACTTACCCGGATAATGTCAACCTCATCCGGGCATGGGCAGATAGGCCGGAACCCCAGCAGCTCCTGTTGTCTGCGTACCGCCAATGGAAGATCGATGTTTCCTGTGTCAGTCTCAATGACTTCTCGCAGAAAAGTTGGTGGATGCCTATAACGATCGTTCTGGAAGCATATGATCCGTACTTCGTCAGCAAAACCCCAAATGTTGCGCCGGTGGGGAGCGAGTTCGTCATTGGAGGCAATGTCGAACCGCTCCTTTTCATCAAGCACCAGATTGATCCCACAGAAACTGTCAGCGAGCCCAAGTGGATTCTTGACGGAGGAAAATACATCTGTCTGAACAGGAACTTCACCGGCGGCAACATCAAAATTGACTGCACCGCCGGGTCGATTACATACAACGATGCATCTGTCATGAAAAACCTCACCCTGCCGAGCAGGATCACTCCGTTTGCCGAAGTAAAGCCCGGAAGCCACCTGATTTCCGGGCCAGCCGGAGGATTCGTTGAGTGGTATGAAAGGTGGCTATAAGAGTGAAAACCATCGAATGTGCATTTCTCAATATGAACGAGCAGATTTGTTTCGTCCGCAGCGACGCGACGAAATTCATCGTAGATGAATCTGCTTACAGCCTCGAAGCTACTTTTCCGCTTTCGAGCGAAAAAACCATAGACGGCAACATGATGATCGGATTCTCTGACATTGACGACAACTACCAGATCTACAAGATCATCAACAAGCAGGAAGATCCGTTCGGAAAGAGTGTCGAGGTCTACGCAGAACACGCCGGCATGATCGAGCTCATAGGAGAAACGATTATCGATAAGCGTCCGACAAAGACGACCGCAGGACTTGCCACTCAGATCGCATTGGAAGGAACGAGGTGGCAGCTCCGCACAGCAGAAGATGTCGGTACGGAATCCTGCCGATTCTGGTATTGCTCTGTTTGGGAGGCTTTGCAGAAGATCTCATCCGTGTGGGGCTGTGCATTGCAATTTGCATGGGAGATTAACGACACAGGGGTCGTTGCCCGGTATGTCACTGTGAAAGAGAGGCAGGGAGACTGGCGTGGAAAGCGTTTTGAGCTGTCAAAAGGCATCACCGATCTGAAAATCAAGACGGACACTTCTGCCGTTGTCACGGCTCTGTACGGGCGAGGCAAGGGCGAGGAACTCAGCTCCGAAGACGGAGACACCTACTACGGCAGGAAGATCAGCTTCGCCGATGTTGAATGGTCAACCGAAAGCGGAGATCCGGCAAACAAGCCTCTCGGTCAGGAATGGGTTGAAGATCAGGCAGCATCTGCCGCCTTCGGCTTTGCTGGCAGGAAACGCTCTCAGGTCATCAATTTTGATGAATGCGAAGACCCGGAGGAACTTCTGGATCTCACATGGGCGGCCCTCCAGCAGCTCAAAATGCCGAAGATCACCGTGCGAGGCACTGTCGTAGATCTTGAAAACGCATGGGGCTATGGGTTTGAGGCGATGCGCATGGGTGACACCACCTCTGTCGTCATAGACGAAGTGAATCTGGAGGCATACATCGATGTAACCTCGATCAAGAGGAACTACATCTTCCCGGAGAAGACGAGCATCAACCTCGGAAATGTCGTGAAAAGCATAACCGACCTGCAAGCTGACTACAACACGGCATTGAAGAAAGCGGCGGAGAACGCTATGCTCGGCGCACAGGTGGCGACCGTAAATCCCGGCCTTCTCAAAGGGATTGTTGACACGATGGTCACGCAGATATTGTCGTCCGGAACCAATATGCACACGGACCCGAACGACGGTTCTCTCGTATTTGTCAACGCTCTCGAAAATGCCGCTGTCCGCATCACTGGCAACGGTATTTTGATTTCTAACGAGAAGATCGGCGGAGAATGGCAATGGAGCACGGCCCTCGCCGGAAACGGCATTGTAGCAGATGTAATCACCTCTGGAACTCTGCAAGCAAACCTTGTTCGCATCCTTGGAACAGCTCAGTTCTACTGGGACGCAGCGAACATCCATATTATAGATCCGAAGAATCGCAACCGGCAGATCCGAATAGGAGCATACGACGGAACTAACCTTGGCATAGGGTATACACAGGACGGAGGAGCCACATGGAGTAACGCGATAGGGTTCAACGGCCTCACCATAACGGGATATGTCACTGTCGAAAGTCTTGGCGCAAATGGATCGACCAGCATAGACGGAGGCCGAATAAAAACTGGCATCATAAAAGCCGAACATCTGGAACTGAATGGTGTTTTGAAAGCAGAAGATGTTGGCGATGGCGGATCAACCACCATCAACGGGTCGCTTATCAAAACAGGTACGATTAGCGCGGAGAGGATCGATGTCGAGAACCTAAAAGTAAAGCACCTGAACAGTGCAGATGGGACTTTCAAGGGTTCCGTGAGGACAGGCAACTGGGTTTTTGATGCCAACGGCGCAATCTACACCTACGGAACCTACAAGGTTCGCCTCGATGTGCAAAATGGAATTGCCAGGTTCTCGACGGAAAACCTCGATGCCCAATACGGATCTACCAGCTACAAGGATAGCAGAATCTACGGCGGTGCTGTTATCCTCGATTGCGCCTCTGCGGGCCAGAGTGTTTCCGCCAGAAACGGACGATGGGGAAGTTACAGCTATAACGATGTTTGTCTTGTGTGCGATCAAGCCGGAAACTCCTATGACAGTGCTAGAGGGAATCTCGGTACGACCGATAACCGTTGGGATGTCCTTTGGTGCGACACGGTCCATTACCGCTCGCGTGCGAGTGATTCTTGCCGTGATGCTAAGCACGACATTGCACCCCTTCCTGACTTCGGCGCAAAAATTGACCAGCTCAAGCCCGTCAAATATAAGTACAAAGACGATAAACGGCAGCAAACCCGGTACGGCCTCATCTATGAGGACACAATAGAGCTGATACCGGATGTATGCCATGAAACCCAAGAAGGAGGGAAAACCTTCAGGGGCATTTCGTATGAGGACTTGATAGCCGTTCTGATAGGAGAGGTCAAGGAATTGCGCAAGCGGGTTTCTGCTCTCGAAAAGAAACTGGCGGAGGGGTGATGCCTATGATCTGATCGAGCATCCTCCATCATCCATCAAACGTAAAGGAAAGTGAAAAAGAATGTCTCAGAAAACCATGTATTCGGCGATCAACAACAGCCCGGTGTCCACGCTTGCGCAGAACATCAGCGCGAACACCGACACCATCGAGCTGATTGATGCCTCTGTGCTGCCAGCGGCTCCAAACATCGCCACCATCGGCACAGACGAAAACGCCGAGCTCGTTCTCTATACGGGCATCAGCGGCAGTTCTATTACTGGCTGCACCCGTGGTTTCAACGGCACTTCGGCGAGAGCTTGGACATCCGGCTCCAAAGTGTACCGTGGGTTCACGGCGTATGACCACGACACATTCCGGGACAACATCGTCGATCTGTCGTCTGGCAAAGTTGACAAACCGCAGGGAGCGGTCAGCGGCAATCTTGCTCAGTACGGATCTAACGGCGCAATCACGGACAGCGGCAAGAAGGCCAGCGACTTCGCTACTGCACAGCAGGGCAGCAAAGCTGACACAGCCTTGCAGCCTATCGACGGAGCAATCGCAAACAACTTCGCCGCCTTTGATACGGATGGAAAGCCCATCGACAGCGGCAAGAAGGCCAGCGACTTCGCTACTGCACAGCAGGGCAGCAAAGCTGACACAGCCTTGCAGCCTATCGACGGAGCAATCGCAAACAACTTCGCCGCCTTTGATACGGATGGAAAGCCCATCGACAGCGGCAAGAAGGCCAGCGACTTCGCTACTGCCGCTCAGGGAACCAAGGCCGCCAGCGCAGTTCAGAATGTCAAGATCGGCGGTAATGCCCTCACGAAAGACAGCAGCAAAGCCGTAGACATCGTCGTCAACGCTGCCAACGGGCTCGCACAGCTCAACGGAAACGCAAAGGTTCCGGAGTTCCTCATCCCCGGAAAGTACAGGCGCACCCACAACTTCAACTACGACGGCATGAATCTCTCGACCATGTTCACCGAAACGGAGCTCCACCAGAAGACTGTAGCAGCCGACTTCACCGACATCGAAAACGGTGACTACTGGCCGATCACGCTCAACGGCACGGTGAAGGACTACGCTACCGGCGAAACGAAGACCCTGAGCAATGCCGTCTTCAATCTGGAAGCCAACATTCAGGTTTACAAGCAGTACGGCGATACGGCGGTTCCAAACCACATCCTGTTCTGCTCCCGTGACCTTCTGCCGTGGGCGGTCAAGATGCGCAGCGCTGATACGACTTGGTACAACGATAGCGAAACCAATCCGTGGCGTGGCTCCCATCTCTTCCAGACGCTCAATGCCGCCGACGGTGTTCTGCCCCTCGTGGCAGCTACTGGCATCGGTGCTCATATGTACGCTGGGACGAATGGTGGTGGTATGCGCTTCCTGCTCGAAAGCAAAGCCACCGGAGCGACTGCCGCTGTCAGTTGGGGCTGGGGCGACCGAGGCAAGCTCTTCCTGCCGACCGAGCGTGAAGTATGGGGGCAGGATATCTGGAGCGAGCACACTTGGGGCGGCGGCGCAGCCGTGCAATGGCCGGTGTTCGCTGGTAGCTTGAAGCACATCATCAAGGGCCTCGGAAATGGCGGCTCCCGTTACAGCTGGTGGTGCCAGTCCTCCACCGCTGGCAGCGCAGCGGCCTTTGCGGGTGTCAACTGCAACGGGCTTCCCGACGCCACCGGTACAGCCACCACTTGGCTCAGCGCCCCGCTCTGCTTCCTGTTCGTGTAATCGTGTAAACCGCAGACCCTTTATGGGTCTGCAATCGGAGGCCACATGAGTAATGTTTTCCGAAGATGCCACACGCCGACCGGCAACGAGTATTACGACGTGTCGATCGAAATCGAAGTGGCACTCGTGCCGTTCCTGATGAACGAGAAGAATGTCCCCAAGAGGCATAGGCTCACCTATGCCTCGAAAATAATTGCCAACCTACACAGGATGCAGGACTTCATCACGGACGCAAAGACCATTTACCCGACGACCGAGGAATTGGTCAAGGAGAAGAAAATGGCCTTCCAAAATGCGATCAACTCCTGCGAGCGTGTCTTCCAAGGCTTGCAACGCATGGTGTTCATCATCACGAGCATCGATGTAGACAAGCTGGACCGGGTCGGACAGTTATTGCTCAAAGAATCCGCTCTGCTTCGTGATTGCAGGAGCAAAGTCAAGCTCCAGCAGCAGAAGAAGTAGAGCCTATTCACAGGTCGATCTCTGTACACTCTCGCCGGGCGGCTCCCGTTACAACTGGTGGTGCCAGTCCTCCTACGCTGGCAGCGCAGCGAACTTTGCGAATGTCAACAACAACGGGAATCCCAACAACACCGGCGCAGCCACCACTTGGCTCAGCGCCCCGCTCTGATTCCGTCAACGACCAGACAGAGTAAGTCCATGTGACCGAAATCCGTGTCAGACAGGAAGGAGAGATCGACCGAGCCGGTAATGCGGCTAAATTCGTGCGGTGATGCAAAGGAGCGGACGCTGCTTGCATGGGTGGTGAATTGTGCCTCAGCCACTTTCATGCTCCCGAACTACGCAGGTAGATAGGCACGCTACACAAAGCCTGTACGCCGCACCAACTGATTAAACATGGAAGGGGGTGTTCCATGACCAGCGAAGAGCGACGAGCTGCAAGGAGGCAGCGTCGTTCTATTGCCAGAGAGCAAAAACGCCAAGAAGCGGTGGGCCAGTATGATGATTACGAACGTGTCATCAAATCCTCCAGCCTCATCAAAGCAGCGAAGCAATCTCGGAAAGGGGTTGCATGGAAAAGCTCCGTCCAAAAGTATTTCATGAGCTTGCTCAGAAACACTTGGGACTTGCGGAAGAAGCTGCAATCCGGCGTGAGCGTCGTCATGGGATTTATCTGCTTCTACATCTCCGAGAGAGGGAAGACGAGGTACATCCGATCAGTCCACTTCAAGGAAAGAGTTGTACAGCGCAGCCTGAGCGATAATGCCCTCGTCCCTATGCTTTCCCGCTCACTTGTCTACGACAACGGCGCAAGCATCAAGGGCAAGGGTATTCATTTTGCCATGTACCGGTGCAAGAAGCACCTCATCAAGTATTATCGGCAGAATGGTCACTCAAATAAGGGCTGGGTGCTGTTGGTTGACTTCAAAGGCTACTTCGACAACATCCAGCATGGGCCGATAAAGCAGATGATCCTGAAGTTCTTTGCGGATCGGAGGCTGCGTTGGCTCATCTGGCAGTTCGTCAAGAGTTTCGGTGAGAAATCGCTCGGCATAGGCAGCCAAGTGTCTCAAATCTTGGCCGTCGCATACGGCAACGAAGTAGACCACTACGCACGAGAGGTTCTCGGCCTCGGCAACTCTGGACGGTTCATGGACGATTCGTACTATTTTCACTCCGACAAGAAGTATCTCGAATACTGCTTGGGCAAGCTGAAGAAAAAGTACGAAGCCCTCGGAATCACCATCAACGAAAAGAAGACGCAGATCATCCCGCTTAGACGCTTCACGTTCCTGAAGGTGAGGTACTCCTTGACGGAAACCGGCAGGGTCGTCATGAAACCTTGTCGTGACAGCATCGTCCGGCAGAGGCGAAAGCTGAAGTCGTTCAGAAAGCTCGTTGCCGAAGGGAAAATGACAATGGACGATGTGCGAAATTCCTACGAATCTTGGCGTGGCTATCAGAAACACCTCGATGCACATCGCACCATCCGAAACATGGACAAGCTCTTCTGCGAGCTGTTCGGATTCTGGCCCACCAGAAAGACTGATAAGAAAAAAGAGAGGAAGTGACGGTATGAAAACATGGATTTACTCCGATTCGCAGGGAAGGATCATGGCGACCAACGCCAACGATATGACCGGCAATACGGGGTGGAGCGAAACCGAGCAGGATGTACCTGATCCGATCATGGACAGCCGGGGCATCGCTCTGTACAAGCTGGTTGACGGCCAGATCGTTGCCCGCAGCCAGCAGGAAATCGATGCCGATGCACCCGAAGAGCCCGAACCAAAGTCTTCGGATTCTCAGCGCATCGACGCTCTCGAACAGGAGCTAGCCGAGATGGAAGCGTCCTATACGGAAGGGGTGAATGAAGCATGAGTGCCAAGATGAATGAGATCATGCGCAACCTCGGCAGGTCTGATGCTCTCCGGCTGCGTGAAGAAGCCCCGAACCTCGACGGCACCGAGATCATCGCCTGTGAAGTTGCCGCTCCTGACTGGAAGCCCGACAAGGACTACTCCGGATGGGAAGCAGGCTCGCCCGTGCGTGACGAGGGGCAGGTCTGGACGCTCATCCAGCCGCACAACGCCGCCCACTACGAAGGCCGTCCGGCTACGCTCCGTGCTCTTTGGGGGCTGACGCACACCAAAGACCCGGCACACGCAAAGCCTTGGGTGGATGCCTACGGAACATCCGGCATGTACATGACCGGCGAGTGTTACATAGACACCGGCGGAGTTGTTCATCGCGCGAAGCAGGACAACCTTGTTTACGACGCCGACGCCCTTCCTTCCGCGTGGGAAACGGTCGTTGTGTGAGCGGAAGGTGGGCGACATTGGGCGACGTAGCACTTAAAGACTGGCTGTTCCAGCGGCTCGAAGAAGCCATTGAGATTATCCACCAACAGGATCTTCTGCTGGAGCAGCACGGAATCGAAATGATTGGCGGTCATATCGCAGAACAGAGAGCCGCCCTTCTGGAACATCTGGAAGGGCGACTTTGTTTTGCTGAATTGTCCGACTGAATCAGAAAGGAGAGCAAAAATGACCATTGAGCAGTTCTTGGAGAAGGTCCAGTCAATCGTCAATGAACACCCTACCTATCGCCTCGGCGGAGATGGGAGTGATGGCACTTGCGATTGCATCGGCCTCATCATCGGCGCGATCCGGCGTGCTGGCGGCTCTTGGAATGGAACGCACGGCAGCAACTACGCCGCCCGAAACGAGATGGACTACCTTTCCCCGGTCACAAGCGAGGATGTGCTCCAGCTCGGCGATCTTGTCTACAAGTCGAGGGAACCCGGTGAAAAAGACTATGATCTTCCCGACAAGTACGCCAACCATTTCGATCAGAGGGATTACTACCATGTCGGCGTTGTGACAGGAGTGAATCCTCTGAAGATCACCCATTGCACCAGCGCATCCAATGCCAACGGGATCCTGATCGACCAGAAGCTCGGCCAATGGAGCTGGCATGGCTGCCTGAGCAAGATTGACGGCAAAGAACCGAACCCGAGCACCTCCGTGCAGGCGGTCGTAACGGCGGATAGTGGCCGCACAGTCAATCTCAGGAAAAGCCCGTCCAAATCCGCTACTGTGCTCGAACGTGTACCTATCGGAGATGCCGTTGAGGTGACTAACGAAAATGGAGAATGGTGCGCCGTGAAGTACAAAGGGAAGTCCGGCTACATGATGAGCTGCTTCCTGTACTTCGGCGACATCGCCGATGACATGATCTTCGTTTCCGCTGGCGAACTCGCCAAGCTGCGTTCCGCTCTGAACGATGCAATCGCTGCGGTCAACGAGATGATGAATGGTGGTGTTGGGTGATGACCAGAAGCAAAGCTGACATGGAAGAAGGGCGATACCGATGCAGCAGCTAAAAGAGGCTTTTGACTGGTGCTTGGAACATTGGTCATTTGTTCTATTCGTCATCGGGATGTTCGTACAGTTCACGCCGGCAATCAAGCTCAGTCCGATTACCGCAATCCTCAAATGGATCGGAAAAGCAATCAACGGCGAGGTGCTCGAAAGAATTGCTGGGTTGGAAAAGCGAGCAGATGAGCAACGCTATTCCATCGACGAGAACGAGATGGATCGAATCCGCTGGGAAGTGCTCGACTTCGCAAATGATTGCAGAAACGATGTCAAGCACACGAAAGATGAGTTCGAGCACATCATCGATCTCAACACCAAGTACCATGTCCTATTGGACAGGTACGAGGAAGAAAATGGAGTTTTTGATGCCGAGTACGAGTACATCCTCGAACTGTATCGTAAATGCCAGCGCAATAACAATTTTCTGTGAGAAAGGATGGATTATAGCCATGAAAAAGATTGTTTTCTTGTTCTGTTTCCTGTTGATGATTGGCACGATGCTGATGCCCAGCATGGCCCTTGCCGAAGGCGCAATCGATATGCCCGCCGACTTCCTCACTTGGGAGGACATCGGCACCTTTGCCGGCGCTGTCACCCTGACGGTGTTCATCGTTCAAGCGTTAAAACTGCCGATCGATAAGGCGTTCGGCCACATCCCTACTCGCTATATCGTATATCTGATCGCTCTGGCTGTCATGCTTTTGGCCCAATGGTTCCTCAACAGCAAGATGACAGTCGAAACCGTGTGCATGTGTGTCGTTAATGCCTTCCTTGTCCAGCTCGCTGCCATGGCCACCTATACGGAACTGATCGAACGTGCCGAGGATGCGAAGTTGGAATACTGGGCCGGCAATATCGCTGATGAAAATGACGGGGATATTGAAAACGATAAGAGTGACACCGCCATTGAAGAAAAGGAACCGCCCACTCAGGGCGGGGCTGAGTAAATCTTAGTTCCGCCAGATTTCTGCCCTCTGAGCCTCACGCTCAGGGGGCTCTTTTTTTGTTTACCAAGAACATAGTCGTTTATGCCATTTTAAGTGGTCATACAGCTTCTTTACGGGCAAACTGGAACATTCACTCATACTTGCAAACAAGCCGCCAAACAGCCGGAAAAAGCCGTTAAATGCAAATCCCCGCCAGCTTGTCAAAAGCAAGCAAGCCAACAAATACTCATCCACAGAAAAAAAGCCGCCAAAAAGGCTCTCAGGGAGCCCCAGGGCATTTCCCCATTTTTACGTCACAGGATGAAAGGCGAATTGAAGAAATTTATTATAGAAAAAAATATTTATGAAATATATCAAAATAAATATTGACACCGTAGGTGTAGGTGCTACGATATAGACGTAAACAAAACCAATAAACAACAGGGAGGAAAACAAGATGACGAAGATTGAAATGGCAATTCAGAGCACCGAATGGAAGATCGAAGAAGCAGAAAAGACGATCGAAGAAATGCGCCGGAATATCAAGCAAAGTATCGACAGCAAGAACCTTGGATGCGAAGCAAGTTTCATCCTCAGCTACGCCATGAAGATGGACGAAGCCGCCAAGAAGCTGGCCGAGCTGAAAGAAACGTTGGAGATGCTGAACTTCTTGGCCGAAGAAAAATGATCGAACCATCGATCGAACCATCGAAAGAAAGGTGATCGCCCATTAAAGACACCACCAGCCCGCAGCCGGCGGCTCCAAGGTAGTACCCATCACCGACAAAAGGAGGAAGCCTGAAGTGAAAAAGACCAACAAGTACCGTGTCTCCTTTGCCGCTCATCCTGAGTGGGATGCGATCTTCGAGATCATACTCACCGAACAGTCTACTGGTGCCTTCCAGTACGGAAACGGAACGATGGTTGCCGTGTACCGAAGCGGAGAGTTCCACTCGTGTTACGACACCCGGTACACCGTCGATATTGTCAACACCTTCGATCGCTGGTGCGAAGAGCTGATTCGGGGGATGATCGATCCCGCCAACCAACCGATCATTGAAAAACTGTCGGACTAAAGAAAGGAGATCAGACCATGAAGACCATGTACGAGTGCGAGAAGTGCGGATCCCGGTTTGAGAACTACGATGACTGCCTGCGCTGCGAAGGAAGCCACATTGGCGTAGGGTATGACGGCTACAACTTCAAGAAGGAGCTCGATACCTACCAGACTTGGAAGAAAGGCGACATCATGCCCCGAATCGCCGTCATCGTCAGCGATGACATCTGGAGCCGAAGCGAAGAAACCGGTCAGTACGAAACGACCAAGAAGTTCGGCCTCTACAAGCTCGATCGGTTGCTCACCGACGAGGAAACCGCTGAGATCTACCGCAAGGCAAATGAGCGGGAGCAGGAAGAGCGCGAACGGTTCGAGCAGTACCTCGCCTCCAAGAAGGAAGAGCAGGAGGTGAGCGCTTGAGTTCCCCTGTTTCCTACAGCCTGATGGCACAGAACATCAACATGGAGGACTTCAACCGGCTGATCGAAGCCCTGAATGAGAAGATGCTGATCGGATTTGCCTTCACCGATCTGCCTCCGTTCACAGAGCACGACGAGAAGGCAAAGCAAGCCTACATCGACTGCCATGGCCCTGTAAACTGGAGCACTTGGAAGGAGGACATGATCGAGATCTCTAGGATGTTCCCCGATGTCCGGTTCAGGCTCGCCGGCTCGTGCGACTATCCGGACGACAACTGGCACAGCTACTTCGAGAACGGGAAGGTCGAAGAGTGTAATGCAATCATCACCTACGAACAGCCGGTGGAGATCCGGTGGGACAAGGAGGTGTTTTGATTGAAGGTGTTCCGATACTACACGCTGTACCGACCGCCGTCCCCCGGATCGGTGCCGCCGGGGTTCGTCTTTCAAAGGACGATCGGCAGTAGACCGTACATAAGCGAGGTAGGCCATACGGTTTGGGGAATTGTCGATTATGACAGGCGGCTCACGCAGAAGGAGATCAGGGACTATGAACTGACACCAGCCGACATGGTGAAGATGCCGATCGAAGTTGATTGTGAGGGATGAAAGATGGACGAAGAAACCAAGAAGACGCTCGACCTGTGCCTGAAGATCGTAAAGAGGGCTCAGGCGATGGGTATCGCCAGAGGATCCCAAATGACGTAGATGATGGATCTGGACGCAGCGAACCGGCAGTTCAAGCTCCGCCTCGAAGAGTTTGCAAATGCCGATGACTTCGGATTCATTCACGACTTCTTCCAGATCCAGCAGTACATGAACCGGGAAACCGGCATGATCGAAGGAGTATTTGTGCCCCGCTTTGCCGGGAAAAATTGAAAGGAGAAAAGGAACCATGAAGAACGGACGCAGCCTTGTAGAACTCGCTCAGGAGATTGAGCGGCAGAATAACACCAAGAAGGACTTTCTCGTGATGACTGATGCGATTCAGTTTGACACGAGCGTTATTGAAGGGGAACGCCCGGTTCCCCGGCTCATGTTCGGTGACAATAGCATGGAGATCGGAGAGATCGCCCACCAGCAGATTGGCACCTACACCGGGATCCCGTCAGCCTACTACCGCAAGATGCTCGACCAGCAGCCGAAGCTGCTCGCCACCAATGTGAATACTTGGTTCAGTGCCGAGCCAAAGCAGCGTCTCGTCCGGACGCTCGACAGCCGGGCCCGCGCGTTCCTCAGCAGCAAGTACCGCCCGATCGACAATGCCGAGATTGCGGAGATGGCTTTGCCTATCATTGGGGCGATCGACGGCGTGAAGGTCGAGAGCTGTGAGATTACCGAAAGCCGGATGTACATCAAGTGCGTGAATGAACGGCTCCAGAAGGAGATCGTCCCCGGTGATTTTGTCCAGTCCGGCATCGTCATCAGCAACAGCGAGGTGGGCCTCGGCTGTGTGAGCATTGAGCCGCTCGTCTATCGGCTCGTGTGCTCCAATGGCATGATTATCAACGAAGCTCGCACCCGAAGCCGCCATGTTGGTCGCACCCTGACCGCCGGGGAGGATTACGAGCTGTATCAGGACGACACCAAGGCGGCGGACGACAAGGCTCTGTTTCTGAAGATCCGAGACACCATCCAGTCCGTCGTGGACGAGGTTCGCTTCGGTCGGTTCGTGGAGCAGATGCGCACCGCCAAGGAGGCTCGCCTCGTCAGCCCTGATATCCCGAACGTGGTGGAAGTCACCGCCAAGAAGTTCGCCATCACGAAGGAAGAAGGCAAGGGGGTTCTGGATCACCTGATCCGGGGCGGCGACCTGAGCCTGTTCGGTCTGGCGAACGCCGTCACCCGCTACTCGCAGGATGTCACCAACTACGACCGTGCGACTGAGCTCGAAAGGATCGGCTACGACGTGATGGTCATGCCGAAGCAGACTTGGAAGGCCATCAACGAAGTTCCCGTTTGACAAGTACAAATTTTTGACGTAAAATCAAAATCACGAAGGGGGAGTTTCATGGAGGAAAGAATGACGGTCGCCGATATTATCAGGGATCTGCTGGCAAAGCATGAAGTAAGTGCGAATGAGGCGGCGAAGTGGGCGGGCATCGCACAGTCCACCTTCAGCATGAAGATGAAAAACAACACATTCTACGCCGAAGAAGCCAGAGCGATCATTGAAGGGCTCGGAATTGAGATCAAGCTGATGGAAGAGAGCCTCCCGCTGAAACGCCAGTTCGGCGGTGTCGGTCCGAAGGTTCGCCTCATGGTGAATCGGAAGATATATGACACCTCGAAGTCGGTTGCGCTATGCCATTCCAGTTGGACGGACGGATGGAGGATGGAGCTCTTTGTCGATGCGGATGGCAGCTTCTTCGTCGTCCACTACACGAAATGGGAGCAGGCTCAGAATTACATCTCGGAGATTGGGAAGCACGACGCAGCCATGATATACGCAAAGTACGGCGACGGCACTCAGAACAACTTGTTCGAGTGATGCCGCCCGAATCAACACCGGTGAAAGCCGGTGTTTTTGTTTTGCAAAAGAATATTTGAAAATGGAATAAATAAAAGAATATTTACGAAATACATCAAAATATATATTGACACCGTAGGTGTAGGTGGTACGATAACGATGTGATAAAAACCAATGCACATCAGGAGGTAGCAGCCGTGTTGTATGAGGAGTTTGCAAAGATCACAGGACTGGAGATCGACTTCAAGGATTACACCGAAGTGATTGAGCCAATGTACGGTGCGCTCACGATGGACAAGTACCGGTTCTGCGAGATGATCAAGCCAACTGCGAAGGTCATGGCGAAGAAATACGCAGAAGAACGCAAGGCTGCTGAAATGAACAATCAGCGACTTGTGTTTGTCAATCTGGGCGGTCTTACTCCGAACGGATGCTATTACATTGGTTATTACGCAAAGGTTGTAGGCGCAGACATTCGCACCGGCAAGGTAAAGGTCAGGAACCTCACTCCAGAAGAATTTGACGATCAGGTGAGCTACCATTCAATGTACTGGCACGATAACGAGCGAATCAAGGCTCGCGGTCTTGGTCACAAAGATTACGATGACTGTGATGTCATTCTGGTAGCATAAGGAGGTCGTTGATATGAAAGCATCAGAAAAGGATTTTACCAAGTGTCACGAGATGGCAAAGAAACTTGCAGAAGGCGACGGTTTCAACCGTGAGCTGTTTGACGAGCTCGTGGACTACGCATACAAAACTGGCATCGGTGTTGATGAAGTTGATGATACCCGCCACGAAGGTAACGAAGGCAGAAAGAAGGACGCAATGGAAGCCAAAGCCTATGTGAAGATTCACTACTCGGACGGAACTGTGAATGAAACTCAATACGACGATCGTCTGACGGCCTTCCATGAGGCCGCAAAGGCTGTGGCGTTCCGGGATCTGGAAGACGACATGGGCGAAGTCGAGCTGTTCGTTGACAACGTGCTGTTTGAGTACGATGGCTGGCGACCAGGTATGGAGATCGCCTTTGTTTCCCCCGAAACCAAAGAAGAAATGAGAGGCTGGTTCCCCGAATGGGATCATTGATAAAAAACGATGGGGGAATGACACAAATGATACTGTACAGGACGATAACACACGGGGAGGGATTCTCGTGAGAAAGAAGTTGTGCAAAGACATTACCATCTCTGAAATGCTCACAATGAGGCAGGAAGGGTTGTCAAACCATCAGATCGCCAAACGACTTGATGTGAGCGAATCCACTGTATACCGGCTTATCGGCAAGAAGAGCTTCGCAGTAGCAAACGCCGAGGCCCAGAACAAGCCATGCCCGATCCCGGTGGCGACGATTGGCTCCTGCGTGGACATCGAGAAGTACCACAAGGATATGCCCGATGATGTTGTGTTCGTAGGCCAGACACAACCCGAAAAAAACGAGGAACCGAAGGAGGGGCCGCAGATGACCCAAAAGAAAAAGCCAGCTCCCGGCAAGGTGGCTGGTATGGACGTTTTACGTGTTTGCCATGTGTACGATCTAAAAGGCTCATTATGCACCTACCATGTGAACCTTGGCGAAGGCACGGTCGAAATGACCTCCGAAGGCGGATCGCTCATCACAGGGATGCTCGACGCGCAGACCATCCCGGACTTCATTGCCGAGCTGAACCAGATCCTCGCCGAGCTGACAAAACAGACCGACGGGAAGACATCATCGGAATAATGAATGAATAAAAAAATATTTACGGTGAAGTTCAAAATCCATTGACACGGAGTACGCAGGTGCTACGATAAGATTAAGGGGCAAACCCCTTGCAGATCAACAGAAAGGGGATGATTGGATGGACGACACCAAGAAGAAAGCCCTGCTTGAAGCCTTCGAGAAGATGCTTGACGCAGACCTGATCGACCTCGATTCGATCCGGTTAACATTCAAAGCTCCGAAGGGCACCAAACAGGGCAAGGAACCACGAGAAGCAGACCAGCAGGAAGACTGACTGATTCTCAAGGGCAGGGGCGGGACGCAACCGCCCCTGTCCGAGAGAATGATAGCACAGAACCCGAAAGAACGCAAGGAGGCAAAGTATATGGCGCTTGTATGCGTGAACGGTTGCAAAGAATGCACCGGTTGCATGGCTTGCCAGAGCCTCACCCTTTTTGAAGAAGCAGCTATTGAAAGGATTGAAGATATGAATAACGCTCGTCGCAAGAAGCTCAAGAAAATCCACGATCTGCTCGAAGAGATCTATGCTCAGATCGAGGATATCATGGGCGAAGAGGAAGAAGCCCGCGACAATGTTCCCGAAAGTTTACAGGGCGGTGATCTGTACGAAGCGATGGAAGATGCGATCTCCAACATGGAAGACGCTCTTTCCTCGATCGAAGAAGCCAGCAGCTCCATCGAAGAAGCGTATGCGTGAGGTGCAGCAATGATTATCATCAGAAAGCTGAGCGAGAACGACCTCGGCACCGTTTTCGAGCTGACCCCGAAGGAGCTCAGAGCAGCCTACAAAGAGCAGCAGCATCTGCTCGATGTGGAGGATGTTAAGAACGTGCTGGAGCGCATGATCGATGATGATGACCCTGAAGTGGCTGCCATCTACTGCCGGATCCTCGAAGATCAGAAGGCTATCGATCGGATCGCCTACGTCTACCGGCACGAGTACGACAAGCACGGCGATGAGTACGAAACCTTTGACAAAGGCTCCATTTTCGACTTCTCGTCCGAATACGAAGGAGGCAGAGCGCATGAAGTGTGAAACCATTTCCGATGCTGCCCATCGCTGGGTAGGTGAGTTCAACGCCATTCCTCAGATTCTCATCGCAAAGCTCATCAAGCTCGATCCCGACGAAGTGTACGAGATAACTCCGCCCGGTAGCGGCGATCAGGTGTACATCATGTTCGGTGAGTACGAGGGTAAGTACGGCAATATCATCGGCCTTCACGACTGCGGAGAAAACGAGGACGAAAACGACAGCCTGTATGACATCCGCGTCGATGGGAAAGCCGATGTGGTCATCGTCCTCGACCGCAACGACTTTGAAGTCCAGAATGACGACTACCTCCCGATGTGGGGAACGATGTGGTCGTTCGGAGATTCGGCAGATGAATACTGGCTGGAAAAGCTCGGAGGCTTGCAGATCATGGCCGATTGCGGCTTCCGCATCTACGAGCAGGAAGATCTCGGCTACGTCTTCGGTATTGACGGTGCCGGCTACGACTTCTATTCCGAGCATTGGATCCCGCTCTACAAAGCCCGTGGGCTTCATTGGCATAAGGAGGAAGATGGAGATGTGGGCGATTAAGGGTAAGTATTCCGGTTGTCCGGAGGAAACCATCGATTCGTTCGACACCAAGGACAAAGCCGACCGGATGCTTGCCGAATACCGGATGGCGTTCGGCCCCGGCTGGATCCTCTATGTTGGTTGGCTGAGAGGATGAGCGGAGCGAAATATTTCCTGTGTGAATGATAGAAACGCAATGATGAAAGGTCGGTGCCCGGCAATGATGGTTGTATGCAACGGCCATGTATGCGAGATGTACACCCTCAAAGATGGTACTGTTTGCTACCGAAGCTACCAGACCGGTAGGGTCATCAAGAGGGAGAAGCCGGCAAAGAAAAAAGCAGAAGGAGGGAAACAGTGTGAAAAGCACTCTGATTGAGACCCTCATCCTCGCCGGTTATCCGGAAGATCAGATTTTTCACCACGAAAGTGATCTGTACATCTTCGTCTGGTGGCACGGCAAGAACTTCGCCGATGTTGTCCGGAAGTGGTACAGAGAGAATGGCCTTTCCACATCCGAATTTATGATCGGCCACTTCAAAGACCAGATCACCGGAAAGCCCATGCTCGACTGTGCATTCCAATACACTCCATACTGGGAAAAAAAGATGAGTTTAAGGAGGACTGACCATGCCTGATTTGTTTGACATCATCGTTACCTTACTCGACGACACAAAGAAGAGCCCGGAACTGAGAGCGAAAATGCGAGAACTGTACGGTTTCTGGTCGGACGGGATGCAGATCATCGGAACCGATGAGACGACCATCGTCGCCATTTGCAAGCTGTTTGAGCGGCTTGGAGCCGAAGAAGCTACCATCGGTAGGTATGGAGATGGAGAAGGCGAATACTCTGGCTGCTACTTCTTGGAGGTGCTGTAATGAACATCGTAATGTGCTGCGACTGCGGCTGGATCGGGAGAGAAGAAGAACTGCTGGAGAACGATGGCACGCTCGAAGAAGCCGAGCATTGCCCCAGTTGCGGAGAAGAAGGATTCATCGCAGATGTGGACGATAGTACCATCCCCTTCAACGACAGCGAACTCGAAAGGCTCTGGGAGCTGTTCGGCGATGTGCCGATCAATAACGACGACGAGATCGAGGAAGACTTCATCGACTTCCCAGCCGGCACCTATCGGTTCGAGATCTGGCATTGGTTCGATGAACTGTACAGCAAAGGAGTGAAGGCACTCACGGAGGTGAGCTGAATGGGCCGTGGCAATGTTTGTGTGACCGGTGCCTACGAAGGTCTGTACTACATTGATTGGGACCACTTCAGGGTGTACGAGCTCGATGACGACGGCAACGAAACCGATACGATAGACTACGACGCTCAGGAACTCTCCATGAGAGAAAGTCTTTTCGGCGAGTTCAGGAGGCTGTTCGTCGAGCGGTTCCCGTCATTCTATCTTGTGGACAAATGGCTGAGTGGCTGCCACCTCCACCAAAACCGACACGCCATTCTGGAGAACGGGCTGTTCTTCGTCTGCTTGGTTGACAACGAATGGTCGGTGGCGGTTGAGCTGATCCAGAAGGACTACAACACCGGCGACTACGACGACTTCATGCCATCACTCCAGCGCAGACACTACAAGAATTACCTCGAAGGTATGAAAAACTGTCTGTTGGAACTCTACCCTGAAATTGGTGTCTACAAAGGAGCTTGGACGAGTGGAACCATCAAGCGATCAGAGGCGATCACATCCTGA